TTAGCTGCGGCGGTTACCGGCGGCTATGAATTGCGGGTGCATGGAACCTTCCGTGATCACCTTGGCGGTCATCTCGATCACCCGCTCCTCGGCCAGTTCGGCGAGCGCGAGCGCAACGTCGCCCTCCGGCCAGCCGGCCCTCACCGCCTCGTCCGACAGAGCCTGGAACGCGCTGGCTAGAGCCTGTCTGCAAGTGAGATTCTGATTCATATCAGGCATGCGTTCGCACCAGGCTATCGGTAACAAGGGTATTTTCAATCTACACCTATTTGCGGAAACGCGAAGCGCTTTGAGATACTTTCAAGCCGAATACAAACTTCTTACCACAAAATCGCGTATAGCCTTAACAAAAACAAAACGGCACCGACCGTTCTGCAAATGATTTCCCAAAATGAACCGGAAGAATATTTGGCCACCGCCATTTAAACAGGCATTTCCTTATGTTATTTACCTTAAATAGTTAAATTACTTACCTGTTAAATTCGATCTTTATTGCGTCACGATGAAAAGCACTGGGATTTGATCGTTTCCATCACCTTCGCTGTCGGCTGTCAATCGGCATCGGGAACTCTCTGGCCCGCGCGTCGCCATCCATCACATCGTGATGAAGAGGCCGTTAAGAAGGGCGGCGGGCCGCCGGGAATAGAAGAAGGGCCGCTCGGGTGCCAGCGCGAACGCCTCAGGCGTTATTCACCTTAATACCACATCGGCACCACACTCCCGTCAAACTCCGCCGTACCATTGTCTTGGCGGGCCCACTTTTTCAGGAGGTGAAATGTCTATCGAGCTAGACGCGACTACCTATATTCACGCCAAGCCGGCGACTGCTCATTCTTATATCTTGCCGACTGTCGTCGATGTTCTTGAAAACAGTTTCCAGGAGGCGAACGAAACAGCGGTCTTCGACCTCGGTTGCGGCACCGGCGGGGCTGCCTCCGTACTGGCGGCCAAAGGCTATGATGTCGTCGGCGTCGATCCGTCGGAAGACGGCATCGCGAAAGCGAGAGCGGTCCATCCCGATCTTCCGCTGGAAATCGGCTCCGGATACGAAGATCTTTCCAGCCGCTACGGCACTTTCGACGCGGTGATCAGCCTGGAGGTGGTGGAACATGTATACGACCCCAAAGCTTTCACGGCGACCATGTACGACCTGGTGAAACCGGGCGGCATCGCCGTCGTCTCGACGCCTTTTCACGGTTACTGGAAAAATCTGGCGCTCGCAGTGAGCGGAAAGATGGATGACCACTTCATGCCGCTGAAGGACCACGGTCATATCAAATTCTGGTCGCCGGAAACGCTCAGCACGCTGTTGCATGAAACAGGTTTCGAAGACGTCGACTTCGAATATGTCGGAAGGATTCCACTCCTGGCGAAATCGATGATCGCAATCGCGCAGAAACCGCACTGACGGCCCACGTTCTTTTGCGCGGCACACCCGCCGTGCCCACCACGAAAGCTGATATTTTTGACTGGGATTTCAAGGGATAAATGGTCGGGGCGACTGGACTCGAACCAGCGACCCCTTGACCCCCAGTCAAGTGCGCTACCGGGCTGCGCTACGCCCCGACCTGCCGAAACGGCTTGATTGCTTTATGAAATCGGCTCCGGAAGCGCAAGCGGAAAATCGACCCTGTGGAATAAAATCGGAACGGAACGGGGAGAAATGCACTCATCGGCGCAGATAATCCCACGAAAGTCCCACGCGATGTTTCCGATGCGTTCCGCACGCATCCGGTCGAGTTGTCGTCCACCTGAAGCGTACTCAGCCTTCAATGACGTCGCCTTCGTCGTCTGGAGTCGCAGCGACAGCCTTTGCGATTTGCGCCCGGCCTGTCGCGATCGCCGCTTTCTTTTCCGCAGCGATCGTCTTAACTGCCGCCAACCTTTGCTCGCGCTTGTGTCGTGCGACATACCACTCTTCGAAGAGCATCTCGATCAGTTCTATCAGGGCTTGAGCTTCACCAGGTTCGACATCAATGATGAGGTTGATGTCCTTTTCCATATGAGCGCCGATGTTCCCGATGTCGCGCACCGCGTCGATCGCTTCGATAGTCTCAGGTTCCACACCGCGGGGCGCACTGCCGTCATCCAGCCGCTTATTTAGCTCTTTGATTTCATCTATCAGGCGGCCCTTGGCAATGCCGCAAAAGTCTCTGATCATGCCCTGAAGACAGCGTCGTGCTAGCGTCGCCGAAGCTTTGGGACTGGCGCTGCGTATCGCACACGCTTCAAAATAATCCTCCCGGAGAGCAGCCGGGATGTAGTCGGGCTGAGGTTTGGATGAGCTACCCGGTCGAAGTTGCCAGGCCTCGATAGTTTGTTCGGGAACCCATCCGTTATTTGTGGATCTGGATCTGACGTACTGGGCAGACAGCGCTACCTCGTTGCAATCGGGGTTTACGCAACGGGTTGCCGTGTAGGCCAGGCCGGTCTCGCCCTTCGTCGATTTGCCAATATGAAACTTGCGAAACGATGATTGAAAATTTGCGTCGGTGACGACTTGATGATTATTGCAGAACGGACAGGTCCACTGGTGGGTCATCGATAACTCCTGAGATTCGCCTGTTTGAAGGCTCTCACAGTTCGCCAAGGGCTTACAGCCGCCTGGAGAATAAATAGATGTTGGATTTACCGGTTTCCCCATCCGCTCGCGCCCCGGCCCTAACGGAGAAGGCTTGGCGAAAACTCAGCATTTCCGGGACAGGCGTTCCAGCTTTGTCAATCGGTCCGCAAACGGTCCTGGAAACCTTCACTGCAGCTCATAAACCGCCGCATTGTCGGCCCGATCACGCAGCCCCTTATAGGACGCGTGCCGCAGCTTTCCGTCATGTGTCCAAGCCCGGTATTCGATCTCGGCGACCAGCGTCGGCTTAATCCAGATCAGGTTCTTGCGCCCACCGGAATATTTGACGGCCGGCTTAGTCGCCTTGATCTTGTCCATCGTTGCGCGAAGCTTCATCACCTCGTCTGCCTTGAAGCCGGTGCCGACCGATCCGACGTAAACCAGATCAGCACCTTTTCGAGCAGCCAGCAGCAGCGCTCCGATATTCCCGAACGCCGAGCTTGAGCGCTGATAGCCGACGATCACGAAGCCATCGCTCTGGATGCATTTGATCTTCAGCCATTCGCCGCCACGACCGCTGCGATAGGTGCTGTTGCGATCCTTGGCAATGATACCCTCGAGGCCATGCTCGCAGGCGATGCGGAGCAGCGTCTCCCCATCCGCCTCGATTTCCTCAGACAATCGAATGGCCTCCTCCCCGCCGGCGGGCACCAGGCCTTCGAGGAGATGGCGCCGTGCGGTGAGTTCCGTTTCGGTCAGGTCGCGGCCGTCGAAATAGAGAAGGTCGAACGCCATCATGACCGCTTCCCACGACGTCCTATTTCCGCCGCGGCCACCGAGCGACTGCTGGAGCCTGCCGAAGTCGGACCGGCCCTGCTCGTCGAATACGACGGCCTCACCATCCAATATCGCGGTGGAAACGGGAAGGCGTTTCGCCTCGGCCGCGATCGCCGGGAAGCGGCCGGTCCAATCATGGCCGCCCCGGGTCAGGATCCTGACGCCTGACGGTTCGATATGAACGGCCAAGCGATAGCCGTCCCATTTCACCTCAAAAGCCCATTGCCGGCCTTTCGGCGGCCGCGGCTTCAGCAGCGCCAGGCACGGATCGATGCGCGCCGGCATCGGGTCGAGAGTGAGCTGAGGCTGGGCGGGATCGCGCTTCTTTCGCGGCCGGCTGCGGAGCGGTGCGTCGGCTTCACCGAGCAGCGGCTGGGCGGGCTTGCGAGGCGGCTTTGTCATGCCGCCATGACATCAGCAACAGCTTAAAAAGCAATTGACCCAGAATCATTATTGACTCGCCCGCCGATGAGAACATATTGAGAACAAAGCTCGGGCGGAGCAACTCAACAACCACACATGCGGCGGAAAGGACCTCGCAAGGGGATAATGACGCATGGCCGAAACGATCGGCGAGGCAATGGATGCAGGATGGGAAATCAGCGCCAGGTGCGCGTGGGGACGACGGGAAGGGCTGAAGAGTGTCCGCCAGTGCCTGTGGAAGCACAAGCTTGATATCGTCACGCTGGTGGCGACGAGAGGCCGGGATTTCCCGCTAGCGATGCTGTCGCAGCGCATGCGCTGCCCCGTCTGCGGCAGTCGCAGGGTGGCGATTGCCTATCTGCCGAAGGGCGAGCCGCGCCTCATGACGATGAGTAGGAGCTCAATCTGATGGCCACGTTTCAAGAGATTAAGGACTGGACGCCAGGATATATGAATGTCGCGCCGGCGCATCTCGATATCATGGCAAAATGTACAGCCTGCGGGCAGGAGCAGGAGTTTTCAAGGGATAGCCTGCCGAACAGCCTGAAACATGCGCTGGTCGAGGATGTCGAGAAGCGCCTAAAGTGCGCCTCATGCGGGGCGAAAGCTGGAAAATTGAAGTTCGGGTATTTGCATAAGGAAGAATGATGCGGTGGCGCTTTCAGCGGGTCGATGACACTATACCGCAGCTCGATCGATGCAGCCGAGGCCATCGTCCGCAAGCCTCCTATGGCGCCACCTCGGTTATATCCTGCCCTAAGTGCGGCGAGAGAATCGAAGTGGAAACAGCGCCGTTTTTCCGCAACGCTAACACCCAACGAGAGCATGAGAACTGGCGGGCGGCCGCCAGATGGAACGAGAGGGACAATTCCGCATCATGAGCATTGAAGGCCACTCGACGGCGCCAGGCGCAAACGTAATAGCCGAGCACTATTGCTGTGTCGCCGGCTGCGCAAAATGGGGAAGCTTCGGCTTTTCCCAATCGAAGACTGTTGAAACGCGCTGGTGGTGCGCCGAGCATTACCCCTACTGGGATGAAATCAAGAGCCGGAGCAATTCGAGATGATTGCTGAATTGATCCTCTGCGCCTCGCTGACGGCCGTCGACGGCGACACAGTGAAATGTGATGGCCAGAACATGCGGCTTTTGGGGGAAGGTGTCCCGTTCGTCTCGGGCATCGACACGCCGGAGATCGGATCGCACGCGAAGTGCATCAAGGAACGGAAGCTGGCTCTGATCGCCAAGGGAAGGCTGAAAGAGCTTTTGGAGGAAAAGGGATTGCGGATCGAATGGAGCGGCGCAGTGGACAAGACGCCATCGCACCGGCCGCTCATCAACATCTATCGAACGAATGGGGAAGAGATCGGGGCCAAGCTGCTCCAGGAGGGATTCGCCCGGACGTGGAGCCCCGATCGGCGGAACGATTGGTGCAGCGACTGATCAGGTCAATGCGGTGGTGATGCTGACCCCCGCGACAAGCCCGGCGATAAACAGCGCGACACCGAATCGGATCAGGCTCGCATTCGCCACCCGCCCATTGTCGATGTCAGGCGCCATCGAGACGAGCGCCGCTGAAATCATCAGCATCCACGAGATGAACGGCGACACGGGCGAATTCACGAGTTCCTCCGGCCGGCCGTAGATGTCGAGCGTGATCGCCCATGCCCTCTGGCAGAAGAGAATGACGAAGGTCAGATAAACGCCGACGATCAGGAAATGAAAGCCCTGCCGCCCTTCGCGGAGCGAATAGAAGGCGTCTCTTGTGTATCGGATCAGCACTGCAAAGACGGCGCCGAGCGCGAGGCTGTAGGATACCTTCGTCAACTGGTCCTGCCGCAGGAATGCAAACAGCACCCAGAATGACATTATGGCGGCGACGACGCCCCAAGCTGCCAGGCTCTTTTTGAACCTCCTCATCGTCCCTGCCCTTCTCTCATGCTTTTTATGGCCTGCTCTGCGATTTCTTGCACTCGGTGGCGCCGGCGCTCGAAGGTGACGGAAGCCTGCGCCAGTTCCGCCAGCAGCTCTCGCTTCTCCTGCTCGATGAGCTTGGTTTGATGGTCAATCTTCGGCTTCCTGCTCAGCCATGAGGACAAGCTCATCCCTGCCTCCTGTCGAGGTTGCGCATCAGCAGCGGGAGCACCGTGTCCATGGTTGTCGTCAGCTTCTGAACGAGGGGGAGAATGATTTTGAGGGTTTCGATGTTCGCCAACTGAGCTTCCTTCAGCTCATTGTCGAAATCCTCCCGATCCTTGCTTCGGCCCTTCCGTTCATAGACGTAGAGGCCAGTCATGATCAGGGCCAGGACGCCGATCGGACCTTGGGAGATGAGGTATGTGCCGATCTCGCTGCTGACGTGTTCCATTAGCCTACCGTGCGCCGAGGCGCTTCTGAATGTCGTTGTAAAATTCGACCGTCCGCTGCTGCCGGCCGTTCGCCCGACCGAGCGCCTGCCGCTCGCGTGCCAGGATCGAAATCAGCGGCTGCCCTTCCACGATCGGCGCGTGCGGCTCCTGCCGCCGGAGATCGTCCGGAAGCGCCGGAAGCAGCACGCCGGCTTGCGCCTGCCCTTTGGTGGTAGCCGCACGGTTCAGCCGCTCAGTGGCGGAGCAGCCAGTCACGATCAGCGGCAGTAAGAGCGCAAGCGCGGTTCTTCTCGGAAAGCTGAAGCTCATAGGATCTAATCTCGGTTTCGAGGGTGTCTTTGGCGGCCTGCTCCGATGCTTGGGCGGCCTCGAGGCGCTTGCGGTGCTCTTCCGTCGCCTGCGCGGCTGCATTGCGCTGGCGCTCCATCTCGGCGGCCTTGGCTTCGGCTGCGGTCTTTTCGGAGAGCAGCACATAGCCGGCGCGGGCTTCACGAGCTGCGGAGGGGTAGCCGATCGAGACGGCATAGAGGTGATAGAGCGCCAAGCCAGCAAGGACGCCCGCGCCGAGCTTTATGCCGTCGATGATGCCGAACATCACGCTTCCCCCGTGATCTGGTATTCAGGATCGAAGTCCGGCAACTCCACGGTTTGGCCCGCGAGCGAATGCGTGCAATCGGTTAGGAAATTGATCCGACCGTCCGTGACGAAGGAATGGCAGACGGCCGGTGGCGCCCCATCAATGCCAGCATCCGGCCCGTTATAGGTGACCAGAACTGAAGGGGTGAATGTCGGAGCGTCAGGATTGCCATTGTAGCCCCAGCGCGGCCCATCACCTTCGCCGACGCCTACCATATGCGCACCGTCGCAGCCTGGGCACCAGAACATCAGGCGGCCGCCTTGAACGCTTCGCAGCTTCTTGGAAATCGCGGCCATCATCGGCCTCCCGTATCGTTTGGGTTGAAAGGACGTGTCGGCGGCTCATATGGCTCGACGAGCGGCTCGCCATCGACGGCCACCGGCGGAGATGCATATGGCAGGCCGGTGCGGGTCGCGAGGATCGCGGCGATGTCCTGCGCGGTCGCGAACCCGGTATAGAAGAACACCAGCGAGATAATCAGGATGATCCAGCCCCAGGCGATGGTCTGGTTGACCACGGTGTCAGGGGCATTCTCCATGACCATCAGCCGCCAGCAGGCGAAGACAATGAGTGGGAAGATCACGGCCCGGCGCCATGACCAGCCTGGCTCTCCGCTGCGCTTTGCCTCTTTCGGCCGAGACATCACGCGGCATCCTGCAGGGCATTGTAGAAGTGCTTGGCGTAGTCTGCGATATCATCGGCGCGGTCGGTGCCGTTGATGATCCTGCGCGCATTGACCCAGTCGGAGCTCTTCGACGTGAAATAGTCTGCGAGCTTCTTGCCGGTGAAAAGGCCGCGCTCCATTCCCTCGAACATGATGCGGACCGCCACGTCATCCTGCATCGCCAGATCCGGCTTGTTGACGAGATCGGCGCCGGTGAGTTGGGCGAAGAGAGTGTAGTTCCGTCGTCCGGTCAGTTGGACAAGTCCGCGCCCGGCATACTTCACGCCATCGCCGCTCTGTGTATTGCCGAGCCTGGCCGCCACGGCCGGCCGCTGGCCTTTCGGATCGTACATCCGGAAGAAATAGTCCGCCCCGCCCCGCTCATGGATCGGCTGCATCGTGCGGCCGGTCTCATGAAAAGCTGTGGCGAGCATATAGGCCAGGAAGCGAGGGTCGATGAACGACTTCTTGCCTGCCTCGTCGAGCACGGCTTCCATGCCTTCGACCTGAGATTGGGAAAGAGAGCCGCCGAACAAGGACGAGCGAACGCCCGCATAAAAATGCGCACGGTTCATAGATATCTCCGGATTGTGTAAGGGATTGCGCGATCTTGAGGCGCTGGGCACGAAAAACGACGGCTCCGAAGAACCGCGTGAATTTGCTGAGCGGTGATGCCGCTCATTGAATAGACTTCGATTTGTGGATATGGCAAAGCAACCGAGCAATAGCTGGCTGCAAATCTTTGAGTGATGGACGGCCAGCCCGATCAGGAGAAAGAGCAATGGCTGTCGATGTCATCGAGCAAATGGCCAAGGCCATTCACAAGGTCAGGCTTCACAAGAATGTAGGCTTGACGTCAACTTGGCGGGATTACGTAGACGAAGCCAAGGCAGCTTATGAGGCTCTAGAGCAAACCAAAGGCAAGAGCCGTTACAGCATTGACGACTATGATCCCGCCGCGCACGAGCCGATCTGAAGCTATTCCCGGTACTTCACGACCTTTGCCGGTGATCCAACCGCTATCGCGTATTCTGGGATATCGGTGAGAACGACCGAGTTCGCACCGATAACGGCACCCTTGCCGACCTTGACGTTCATCAGAATTTTGGCGCCAGCCCCAATCCAAACGTCATCACCTATCTCGACCGTGCCAATCGCCGCTTTTTGCAGTCGAATCGGCATGTCCCTCCGCATGCCGTGGCCATGATCGATGATCTGGACATCAGATCCAATCAGCACATCGCTCCCGATCACGATCCGGTTCTTTGCTGTGATGATGTTGCGCCGGCCGATAACCGTATTATTGCCGATGAACACCTTCGGCTCTGGCATGGTCAGCTGAAAAAACGCGTAATCCTGAATGGTAACATTGTCGCCTACTTCAAGGACGGCATGACCCACCCTCCTGAATTCTGCGCTTGCCTTAACGACGAGATTTTCACCGGCCCTGGTGAAGAATCGGCGCGCCTTGTAAGCCGAAATCAGCTTCTGGATCAGGCCGCCGCGGTTGCGATATGAAGCTCGATCGACACGGGACATTGCGACTCCTTGGATTTTCGTGGCTGCTGTATGCCAAGAAGCCGCGGAATCAACAAGCTCAAGTATCAAACAGATCGCTTGTCTAGTTGTTGTAAGCCCAAAGGCCGCCGGTATCGACGACATTATTCTTTGCGGTGAAGGTGCTGGCGCCGGAAATGGACGGAGCAGACATCAGCCCACTGCGCATATAGGCATTCATAACCGCCATCTTGGAAGTATTTAGAAGGGTGATATCGCAACCAATCTGCCCGCCGTTCCATTGGATGCCTACGGAGTTATCAAGGCGGATCTTGCCATGACCAGAGCCCGCTTGGTTGCCAAGTGCAATACAGCCAGTAAAAACCTCACCAAAGGTAACGCCCAGGCAGTCGACGGCATATTCGGAGTGGTTCATCTGACAGTTGGTAAATTCACCGTGCGCGTCATTGCTGCCCGCTTGGACGCTGACGCATACTGAGTTGAAATTCATCTTGCCATTTACGAACATGACGTTCCCGCTTTCGACCCTGACAGCGAAAGCGCAGTTGTCGATCGAGAAGTCGCTTACCTCGTCGTATTCCGCCACGTTCGTATAGCGGATGCCATGATAGCAGCTTTTGGCGCGCAGCCCGCGGATCATGCCCTTGTGCTGCCAGCTGCCGGCGCTGAGTTCGGCATAAAGACCAGAACCGTTGATGTTTTCGAACTCGATCATCCCATCGATCAGGTACCGATCGCAGGCCGAGAGCTTGATCCCCTTCTGGCCGCTATCAGCAAGCGAGCCGGGATAGCCGGTATAGGGCGTGGCGTCACCGACGAAGCGGAACATGCCGCGCAGCATCCAGTTTGTTTTGCCGGTCATGTCGAGGATCGCGATATCGGCGGTGGTGCTGATCGTCACCGGGCCATTGCTTTCGATCTCGATATTGTCGACGCCGGTTAGCGAGCTCGTGACGACATAGCTCCCGGCCTCGACGATCAGCCGGCGCCCGCTTGCCGCCGCGATGGCATCCTGCAGCGTCGGATAATCAGCCGAGAGGACAGCAGAACCGATGCCCTTGCTCGACGCCGCCGAGGCGCTCTTGAATACGGCCGCGCCGCGATCGTCTGACCATTCATGCAGGGTGAGGTAGAGCGAACCAGATGCCACGCCACGATGACGGATTTGTCCAGAAGTATTGGTCCTCTTGGTCAACTCGCTCGCAGCATATTGGCTGGCGACCTGGATGTGGCCCACGTTGATACCACCCGCCAGGCTCGCGCCAGGGGCCGGGTCGTTGACCAGCGGCGAAGTGATCAAGGCACCAGAGCTTACGGTGGCCGAGGTGAATGATGCCTCCAACCGAACGTCAACCTCAATGCCGGTCGGAATACCGGAAAGCGTCAGCAATGCCGCAGACGTAGTGACGGCGATCGCCGAGCCGGAATTCTGCACGACCGGATCGTAAAGGATGTGCCGATCGCCGCGCTGGATCACCTTCCTCAAGGAACCGGACATGCGCACGCGAGAGCCGATGCGCCGGTACTTGGTATAAGCGCTCGGATAGTTAGGAGCCGAAGTGGGGTTGAGGCTTTGCGAGAAGCCGATGATCGTGTTCGAGCCGTTGGAGCACGCAAAAATGTGCCAGGTGCCATCGGCAATTGCGCTGTCGAAACGGCCGCCGCTGCCCGTGCCGTAGGCCACGTCAAGCTGTCGCGTGACCGATGTCCACACCATCAAAATCGGGGTGGTATCGTCGGACGCCGCCACACCTGCCGCAATATCGAGATCGTTCACCGCATCGGTGACGTTGTTGCTGATCTCGCCGCCATAGAGATAGCCGCGTAGGATCGTTCCTCCCTCGAGCGCGACTTCTGCCCAGTGCTTTGCGGAATAGGTCGTCGAACCATCACCGCCGGCAGGGACGGAAACGGGCACGCCAAAAGCGTTGTTCGCCCATTCCTTGGCGCCATTGCGCGCGCCGATCGCGGCCGTCATCGCGGCTTCTGCCTCAGCCACGATCGCCGCGTCGACCTGATCGGTGATCAGCCGGAAAGTGTCGCCGATGATCGTCCCGAGCACTCGCATCCCCGCCAGCAGGCCGCCGGTGGCGATATCATTGCCCGTGTTGGACTTGATCGTCAGCGGATCGCCGCCGTTGAACGAGACCGTCACCGGAGAGGCGTCGTTTGCCTCCAGGATGTCGAGCACGATCATGGCCGACGTGGAGACGGGGATGCCGGTCACCGCCTGAATTGCGCTCGGCTCGCCTTCCGCCGTCGCAGTCGCTGCGATGAACGAGTACGGCAGATCGGCAAACCGCACCCACGATCCTGTGCCAGACGCGCCGATCTTTCGGTAGATGCCGTTGTTTTCGGCGACGGGATCTCCGTTCACCCATGCGAGCGTGTAGGCCGGGTAGTTAAGGTTGGCGTTCAGCGCGTCCAGCGACAGGAAAGAGACCGTCGCGCCCGAAGACAAGGTGCTGATGGTGGACTCGACCCAATAGCCCCACGCCCGGATCAATGCCTTGTCAGGCTCATACGGGGCGGACGACGGGCCATCAGCCCAGATGACGAGTGCGCTTTCAGGCATGTGTTCTTCCTGTTCAGACGGTGACAGTTGATGAAGCTTGCGCTGCGGACGGGATGCCGGAGCCGTTTTCAGCTCCGCACCAGTATTTCCAGGTTCCAGCGCCCGGCGTGTCGGTGATGTTGATGACCTGGTTCGCCACCACATTGCGCGTGGCGATTTGCGTGGCCGCGGCATAGGTCTGCCCGGTGGTGCCGCGCTTGAATATCAGCACCTTGGTGTTGTCGTTCGCAGCCTGGGCGCTGACGGTGACGGTGCCCGTGGCATTGACGGCAGACATATTGATCGGAGTGCCGGGAGCGACCGGATCAACGGTGGAAGTGACATTGGCCGTGACCGACCAAGGCCCATAGTCACCGTCGGAGGCGATGAACGCCACCTGGATATTATGAAGCTTGTTCGGGGGCACCATGTTGGTGCTCATGTCGATGAAGCCGCCGGACGGTACCGGGTTCGGGAACCGCTGCTCGATCCACGGCCCGGGCGAGCCGGAGCCTGCATCTGCAAGCCGATATCTGACGACAGGAATAAGGCTGTCGTCGTCTGGGTCGATGATGAGCACCCTGAAATAGACGCTGTCGGCGTTCGGCCGCGCCTGCACCAGATTGATCACGGGCGTCAGAATTCCGCCGGCGTCGGTTTTCGGAGGCGTTGACGGCATCTGTCCTTCATCAGTTGCGGGGTTCCATTCGTCGATGTCGTCGGGGTGCTTCATGATGTCCATGACGAAGCCGCCCTGCAGGAGCGACAGCACGGACTTTCGATTTTCGACGATCGCACCGTCCAGCTTCGGCAGCGTGTTTGGTGTGACGAGCCGGACCCAGCGGCTATAGACCGAGTTGATCCCGGACAGCCGCACATTGAGCTGGCCGGTCACCTTCTCCTGAAGGCGCAACCAATCGCGCTTGCCGAGGCGCCTTGCCTGTCGCCACTGCTGCACCCACTGATAATTTGCCTCCTGAGCCAGCACCCGGCCGGCGACCAACTGCGCCGCCGTGTCCTCGAAGAAGTCGGTATCGGATGTGGCGTATCCGATCTCGGGAAAATTGAACTTCGGGATCAGGCGATTGCACTCGTCCTCGAAGAGCACGTCATATTCGATCTGGTGCCCGACGATATCGGCGTCGGTCAGGGTCGTGATGTACTTGCCGCGGAACTTACCGACGATGAAGAGGAGCGCCCCGTCGCCGCGCTCGCATATCCAGCCATCGCAAGAGGCCAGGATCGCATTGGTGGCCGCTTTCGGATCGTTCTCGGTCGTGTCAATGCCGTTGCACTCGTAGCGGCGCTCGAAGCCGCCACCGGCCAGCGGAACGAATTCATCGCAGACGTCCGCCTCTTCCTGCCACATGTCGAGAACCGGCAGGATGGCGCGCCTATAATCCCGGCGATGGCCGAACTCGTTGAAGCACTGATGCCAGGCCATGATGATGGCAGCGTTTTGCGTCCACTCCCATGTCGACGGGTCTTCAGGATCCTGCAGAGGATCGCGAAAATCCCAGCAGAGGGCGAGATCGGCTTCCACCGACAACTGCGGCGGTCCATATGGGAACCTCTTGTTCTGCCGCTCAGCTGACGAGCTCGTGCAGATCATCGCAACAGACGCTTGCCCGTCCCCTCGATGGTTGTTTGTCCAGACGCCGCTAGATGCCAAATCCGCGGAGATCGACGTGCATGGCCCTTCCGGAACATCGCCAAGGCGGCTGAAGATCTGGACATTGGAATTATAGTTTGTCCCCGGCTGGATTACGCCGTTGCTCTGCAGGGTCACCTCATCGTCGTGCAACCAATACCGGTTGATCGACTTGATCTTATGCCCGGCGATCGCCTGAACGGCATACAGCCTCTTGCCTGACGCCTCCCACAGCATGTAGGCGCCGGCAACACGCCCACGGCCGACGCCCCACCACCGATAAGGGACCGACTGAACCTTCGGGACCTTGCCATCTTCGGGCTTTGGTGGCTTCGGCGCGAGCAGCGCCTGGAGGCCGATCGATAGCGCCGTGGTCGCGATCGCAGCCGCGCCCGCTCCGAGCAGAGCTGCCGTCCCCGCCGAGAAGTTGAGGGCCGTGAACAGGCTCGTGAACAGCGGCGTAAAGATCGGATCGTAATGCGAGGTAGTTCCACGCAAAAATCGATCCTGCCACTCCCAACGATGTTGCTCGAAATAGTGCTCCGCCTCAGTGGGGACGCTCTCATACGTCGCCTTCAGGCTCATGCGGTCAATCTCCAAGCTGCGATGTGTTCAGCAGGCGTCGCGCGGATGCCAGCAGGATGGATGCAAGCCCAGAGGGGGCCGAAGCGGATTGCACCGATCTGGGTTTCCACCTGGTCGGCGGCCGTCTCGCCGGTCATGGCCTTGATCAGCCCGATATCTCCCGTCTGCGGCTGCTGAACGCGCTTCGCACCGATCGGCACCAGATGCGCGTCCATGAATGCCAGTTCGCCGCCATAGAGCGAGATGATGGCGTGCGCCTCTTCGCGCGTGCGGTAGGTGCCGCGCAGGTCTGCGGCCGGATCGATCCCGATGCACTTCAAAGCCCAGGAGGCCGGAAATGTCATGCAGTCGTCGCCGCCCACCCCGCCCCATCGGAACCGATGCGGGAGATCAAGAAAATCGTGAATGTCCATGAAGCCTCAGGAGAAAACGGGCCATTTCGGCTGGATGCCGCGCGCCAGGCGGCCCGTGCCGTCGCAGAATGCGTCTGTCGGGTACATCGAACGCTGCATTGCGTCCGACCAGAGAACCTTCGCCGGCCTCGATCGGGTGTTCTCGCCCGCCACCACGGACAGGCTGAGCGACAAGGTGGCATTCTCGCCTTCCCGTATCGGCGCCCTCGCCTCTTTCGGATGAGACGCCACTCCGGTCCAGATCGGGATGATGTTGCTCATCGGCTGGTAGTATCGGTCGAGTGTCGTAAGCCCAACCTGCACCAGCTTGCCGCGAACGGCCGGGATAATATCGAGCATCGCCGCGCCGGTGGCCGGGTCAATACCGGAGACCGAGAAGTCGACCGCATCCGACGTGCCGTTCACCAAGACCTCGAGCGAGGGAACTCCGATCAGGCGCCCACCACCGAGATAGACCGTCCCGTCCGGGTCGATCCCATCGAAGCCGATCGGAACGTCGTTGACGCCGAACCACATGTGGAGGGCAGGATCTGTATCGATACGCAGGAACACGCCGAGCTGATGGCTGCCGCGCATCTCCTCGATGACCTCGGCCGGCACATATTGAACGGAATAGGCCATCAGAATGCTTCCGTGAATTGGACAGTGGGCCGGGACGAATACCAGCCTTGATAGGACCATGGCACCGTGACGCCCTTCGGCAGCTTCATGACACAGCGCGGGCGAGCGAGCTCAACACGGGTGCCAGCGGTGATTGCTTCCCGTAGCGGCGGGGCGAGCGCCAGGCGGTAGACGGGGTTCGTCTCATCCGTCTTGTCGATCAGTTCCCAGGACCGATAGACGCGCCACCCTTTCGTCGGGTGGGAGATCGAAAACCAGTCCGACCACCTGAACACATCCCGGGCAGCACCGTAGACGCGCATCGAGATGATGCCGGCGTTCAGTGCCGCATCCTCGGTCACCTCGCCGTAGACGGTCGTCTGAGAGTAGCCCGAGCCATCCGAGTGGAATGAGCCATCCGAGTGCGTGATGCCATGAATGATCGGACGCCTTGTCCCGCCGATAACTGGGAACGGGCCGATCTTGTCATTGACGACCGGGACGTTGATGAACCGGAAGCCGCCATTGAGACGGGCACCCAGCCAGTTCAGCACCTCGAAACGTTCGTCAGGCCCTTGCAGCACCATGTTCGAATAGGTGGCGGTAATGATGCCACCGCCTGATGTTTCGATGCTGATGGGCTCGCCGACGCCGTTGACGCCGCCATCGAGGCCGCTACCCGGGTTATCGAAGCTTGCTTCGGTCGGGCGCAGGAAATCCACCGGGAACATCGGCTGATTGATGTAGACGGCCATTGTCAGCCTTTCCGCGTATTGAACTTCTTCTGCATCGATCCGAAGCCGCCGCGGGTCTCGTCGATCTTGTCTTGGTAAAGCGCCTCCTGCGCGCCCTGCCTTGCAAGCTCTCGGATATGCTCGTCGCCGCTTCCGCCGTGGACGTGGACTTCCAACTTCCGAGGCGAGCTCGAAGCATTGTCATTGCCGGCGCCCATCATCTGAGCGCTGCGGTTCGTGTTGAAGACCTGCGAGCCCTGCGGGAGGTTCACAAGCTCCGGCCCGCGCTCGCCAACGATGGCAAGGCCGCCCGGCGCATAGTTAGTGCCGTCGGCGAAAAGGCCCGGCTTGAGGAGACCGGCTTGTGCCTTTGCAAACTGTCCGCCACCGAACAAACCGCTGAGCCAGCCGAACAGACCACCGCCGCCCCCGCCGGCAGCGCCGCCAGATGCGCCGGCCGAGGACAGGGTATTTCCGAGCGAGCCGAGGCCGGTACCGAACTTGCCGAGACCATCCGTTGCGGCGGTAGCCGTCCCGCCGAACTTCGACAGCGCCTGCTCTGCGCCATCAAGTCGGCCGGCGAAGTTATGAGCGCCTTCGGGATTGCCCCAGGAAAAGCCCTGAGGACGTTCGAAGCCTGCGAAAGCAGCCGTCGCGCTGCGCACGTCAGGAGCGTTCCTTAGCGCATTCCACGCCCTGCTTTCAGGCCCCATGAGCTCGGAATAGGCGAACTTATGCTGCGCAAGCTCGTCGCCCAGATTTCCGCGGCCACCAATCGCAGCCATGAGCGATGGAGACCGAGAGTTCCATTGATAGAGGCCAAACGCGTTGCCCGAATCCCCTACCGCCTTCGGATTGAAGGCGCTCTCAGCCTTGATGTTGCCGAGGATGCCGGCGACCTGATGATCGGCCAAGCCTTTCGACTTCCAGAAATTCCACGCCAAGTTGGCGCCGGAACCGGAAAGGGATCCTGCTCCAGCGCCGGAATTGTCATTCGCCGCGCCGCCAATTGCAGATGTCACGACGCTCCCGATACCCCCAACACCAGAGACGGACGATCCGCCTCCCTTTCCTCCCGTCAGAAGGTTTGCGAAAATGTTGCCGATGCCATCGAAGAACTTTTCCCAGAGCTTCGACGCCTCGTTGGTCAGGGCGGATTCGAAGCCCTTCAGGAACGCCTTGCCGATGTCATGGCTGCCGGAAACGAGTTCGCTGCTGAACGCGTCCCCGAAGTTCTTGGCAAGATCCTTCGCCTGCTGGCCGCGAAGCTGCTGGCGGATCGCATTGGCCTCGGGCGAATTCAGATCTTCGTTGAAGCCATAGCGGTTCAGCGTGACCGCCACCTGCTGATCCATGGCGCTGCGCTCGGCCTGGCGCTGTTGGAAGCCAATGTCGAGCCAAAAATCGGCCTTGGCTTCCTGAGCACGGCGATAGGCCTTCTCGAGGTCGTCGACCTTTTCGGTCTGTTCCTCGATTTCGAAGAAGTTCGGCTTCTGGCCCGGAATGGGAACGTTCGTCAGCCGTCCGTCGCCGTTGAGGATGGTCGGAGCGCCCGGATCCTGATCAAGATCGAGAGGTCGGCGGGTCGGGGTGGGGACGTTCGAGGGGATGAAATCAGAAGGCCGGAAGGTCCGGCCGCCATCTGTGAACGTCGAACCGGCAACGATGTCCTGCACGTTCGTCCCGCCGGCGATTGCCTTAATCCATTCGGTGCGGGCCTTCTGCGCAGCTTCGACGCCGCGATAGATTGATTCCGTCACCTTGTCGAAGGCGCTCTGGAACTCCAGAACGGCGGGAACGCCATACTGCGCCACCGCATTGGCCAATTCCAACTGGACGCGATTGAGATCGGCCATCGAGGCCGTGCCATCATTCAGGCGGTCGCGAAGATCGCCCCATGCGTTGCGCAAATCTCGGATGACAGTCGCGTTCTGCGGATCGCCTTGAAGAGCCCGGAAGGCAGCCACGCCCTGCTTTTGAATGGAATCGAGGTTTTTGGAGAGTCCGTCGAGCTCCCTTCCGGCCAGGATTTCGCCAGCCTGGCGGCCTTGTGTGAGCTTGTCGGCCCGGTCTAGTTCATCGACATAGGCCTTGAGCGCCGGTGTGGCATCGTCCCACAGTTCGGCCGCGCGACGAATGACCTCGTTCTGCTCTTCGAACAGCTTGCTCGTTTTCCCAGTGCCGCTTTCTGCCGTCGTGAAATACTGGACGAGAGCTGCGACGCCGGCCGTCAGGCCGATGGTCACCAGCGATACCGGATTAATAAGCGATCCGAAGGCTGCCGCGAGGCCAGCGACCGGGCGCTCCATGGTGCCGAGCACTGAAGCAAGTTGGGTACCCTGCTGCAGGCCGATCATGAGCGGGTTCATGCCCATGGCCGCCGTCACCGCGATATCCTGGAACTGGGCGCCCGCGTTGATGCCGGCCGCGCGCTGCGCGCCGGAAATGCCGTTGCTGTTGGCAGCCTTCACAGCGGCGCCGGCGGACGCGGCGGAGGTGCGCAGTTTCTCGTATGCCTGCCGCTCCCGATCGAGGGCTTGGGTCATCTGCTGGGCGTTGATGGCGCCGATCTTGTGGGCGCGCTCGATCTCGGTAACCGCAGCCTCATAGTTGCGGGTCGCCTGAGCGAGCGGCTGATACTTCAGCGTGAGGCGCTCGACTTCCATCCGGAAGGCGCGGACGTGCTCATCGTGTTCCTGAAACTTCTTTCCGAGGTTATCGACAGGGGGAAGCGCTTTGCCAGCGCCCGCACCAGCCGCGCCGAGAGCCGCGCCCAGCGATGCGGCTTCCGCCTCGAGCTTGGCGGCCGCCTGCTGGGTACGGTTCGCAGCAGCGGTCAGCCGATCAAGATCGGCAGCGCCTGAGACGGCCTGCGAACTATCAATCTTGAACCCGAGGGTTGCGTCCGTCACTGGCTTTACCTTGGTGAGAGATTTGACCTATCTTCCCGGCAGAATCGGGGAGATGTGAATGAGTGGGTTGAAAGCGCTTATTGCCGTGACGTGCTTGGTCGTCATCGGCGGGGTCGGGTACTTCATTGTCTCAGACATGAACGCCAAGAAGGCTAACGACGAGCGAGAAGCGCAGCATCAGAAAGAGCAGGTTTGCGAGGACCGCGCTCGAGCAATGGAGGCCGGCCACAGCAGCGGAGACGACCTGCTCGTCCTGATTGATTGCACGAACAACGGCGCCATGACGCAAGAACGGATGAACAGCGCTATTTCAGCAGTTGGCCGCCGGATCAATGGCGGCTAAATCACTTCCGCTTGTTGGGGAAGATGGCATCGAATAGGCGGCTTGTGAGGGGGCGCTCCGATACCTGCTGTTCTGGCTCTTCCTTGTCGATTGCCTTTTGGGCCGCTACTTCGCGGCGCTTAAGATCCATGGCGATGATGGCGTCTATCTGCCATTGGAGAAGCGTCACGCCGCGAAGGCGTGCCCACTCGCCGATCGCTTGAAACCCTATGGGGTTCATCCCGAAGCCATTGCCGGAGCGCTGGCAGTCGAGTTCGCGGAACCAATACCAGACCTGTTCGCCTGCCACCGGTACGGCGATTTTCCTTCCCTCATGCTGATCGACGATGAGGCGGCAAAGCCTCTCGATCAGCCTTTGGTAAAAGAGCTGCGGCGAACCGCCCTCACCTCTACCTGATCACGGATGATCCTGAACTTGGCGTAGAGGTTGCGGACGTTCTCCTCCGAGAACGGAACGACCTGGCCGCCGATTTTAGGGTTGGGCGACCAGTGCGTGGTCGACTTGGCAAGGATCGCAATCATGCGGTCGTCGGCGTCATCAGTCGCGGGATCGAGGCTGGAGCGCTCGGCCGCCTTCTTTGCGAACTCGGACGCGACCTCGCGCATGGCCTTCTGCATGCGGTCGCTATCGGGTCCGACGAAGCCGATCTTGAGACCGATCGGCTCGCCCTTCTCGTTGAGGATTTCAATCTCGATACCCTGCTCCTGCGACTGGATCAGGGATTCGAGGCCGGAGAGGTCGGCGAATTCTTCAGAAGCCATCAAGCACCGCCCATCGGAGCCGTGGTAATCACGGGGCTGTTGATCTCGACGTTGCCCTGCAGGAGGCGAGCAGTGTTGGCGCCGCCGCCGTTCTCCTGGGCCGTCATCACGATACCGTAGAAGTTCTTGACGGTGCCGGTCGGGACCGTCGTGGCGGTGTGGACGCCAGACTGCGTGCCGCTGGTCGCAATTGCAGCGCCGCCCGGGGTAGCTGCGACACTGAACGTGTTCGCGGTAGAGCCGACGACATAATAGGTCGTCCCCGCGGTGAGGCCGGTCGGCAAGGCGCCGGTGGTCGAGAACTTGATCGGCGTGCCATCGGTGAGCCCGTGAGCCGTCCAGGTGAACACACCAGGAGTGGCGACAGTCACCGTGACCACGGAGACTTTCGGCGGCGGAGCATCATCGAAGGCGATCTTGAACGGATAATTGTAATCCGTGGATTCGGCAGCGATGAGCGCGATCTGACCAGCGTCGTTCGGCAGGATGATGAAGTTGTTCTGCATCGAGCCGGCGTTGCGCGTGCCCTTGGCCTTCAGCGTGCGGCCCTGCGAAATCACGTCTTCCGTGATCAGCGTGGCAGCATCGCCGATGGCGCCCATCGTCTGCCAACCCTTGATCTCGGTCCAGACGACCGACGCGAAGTCGGTCACATCGACGTCGGCGTCATCAGGCACGGAATTGACGGCAGGACCGATATAAAACTTCGCTCCGGCCACAGGATACAACTGGGGCATTTGAATTTCCTCTCATGTCTGATTGCGCTTGCCGAAGGCGCGAGACGGCAGGCCAATCAGGCCGGAACTTGCGGGTAGCAGAGCCACCGCGTGGTGACGGGTATGTTGTGGTGCGTCTCGCCGGTGACGAGAACGCCGATCTCCGGATCCTCGTCAATCCGGACCTGGGTATCGACGCGATAGACCTTCGTGCCGCGGCGGAAATGCTCGCGCAGCTGGCCGGCGACGTTATAGCCATCGACGATCGCCGATCCTTTCGGCCACATGACGTTGGTTCTCATGAAGCCTTGCCGGATCGGGTCCATCACCAGTGATAGGTCGGTCTCGATCGAGCGGTTGAAATGGACCTCGACGCTGACGAACTTACTCTGAGCCGTCGGCGTGAACGTCACGCCTGGCAGGACCATCGTGACGCCGGCCGGCGGAACGAAGTCCTGGCACCGGATCACCAGCGCCTGATAGATTTTCATTTCCACTGTGTCGGCCATCTGATAACCCTTGGGCAATGGCCCATAATCACCCGCTCAGCGACGAGGAAGTCTATGACCTGATCCATCAGGCGCTGGCGTCGTTGCTGAACAAGACGGTGCGGACGAAGCACGCCCAAGACGTGTTATCGATGGCCATCCGAGACCTGACGATCATCCAGGCCGCGTTCCTGACCCTCTCCGATGGCGTCAACCTGCCTCAAATCGACCGCGAACAGTCGCCTCGGCCTGAGTGACGATCTGCGGCCAGCGCTGCGCCACCGCATCGACGAAACCATATCCAGTCTGATTGTAGACCCGGCCCGCCGCATCCGTGCCAACGAAGCCGTAATTCATGCGGGCGGCATAAACGGCCTGAAAACCGAGATAGACCGTCTCGCCCAGCTCGGCGCCGGCGATGATCATCTCGATGCCGCTATCCGTGAAGGTCGTTTTTCCCTCCTGGATACGCGGCATGTCGGAAGTCGAGGCCATGAGGGACCGTCTCAGGTTGCCCGTCCTGACCGGCATCCGGCCGCCTTCGTTGACCGAGGTCCTGACCTCGTTGGCAACGGTCTGCGCTGCGGTCTGGAACACCACCTCAGCGCGTTCCATCTCCTCCCGAGCCCATTCTGAGACCTGAGCGGCAAAGGATAGGTTTTCGGTCGCCATCAGCGGCCCCGCGATCGAGCATATGCCTCGGCGAAGTCGAAATTGTATTCGACGTCGCAACGGCAGTTGATGACCTCTCCTGCCCCCGCGCCGAGACTGGTGTCGCCGGGGTAGCGAAGCAGAGCGCCCGATTGCGACTGAAACGGCAAGTCCATGCCGCTCACTTCCTGAGCGTTCAGGACCATGTGCGTGTGCCTGACCCGGCTGTCTCCGGCGGATCGCCACTTGCGGGTGACGAGATTCGCGTCCCGGTTCGATTTCGCCAGAGCCTGGAGGAACGCCTCATGCTTCGAGGACATGACGGCGGTGACCGTCTCGGTTCTGGCGATCGTCTCGCCCCGTAGGCGCAGGTTCCTGTCCCGAAGGCGCATCAGCACTTTGTCGAGCGTTTCCTTGTCCAGCGGCTTGCGGGCGGCGATTGCCCGCTGCACTGCCTTATCGAGGCGCTTGTCCCTCGTCTTGAGCGCCAGGTACTTGCGCATCAGCGCAGGGTCGCCGGACAGAAGGTTGATGCGCGTGCGCTCGATCAGCTCTGCCTGCGGCCCGTTCAGGCCGATGATGCCGCCTTCGCGCTTGCCGTTAGTCACCGACTTACGGCCGACGAGGTCAAGAGCAATCTTATTTGGGCCGGCCCCCTGAGAATAGGCTTCGACGATAGTCTGCCTAGCCGCCGCCACGGTCTGCTCGCGGATGTTCGTGATCATCGTCGAGGACAGGTTGCGGATGTTCGCTTCGGCCGCCTGATTGCTCATGTCCCAGCGGAAGACGACGCGCGCGCCAATCGGATCGGACAGGCGCGGCATGTTCTGCGACGTCAGCAGCCCGCCGGCATCGTAAGCCTGCCTCAGCGCCTCGGAGAGCGGCCGGAAGGCGGCCGGATCGATATGCAGCGCCTGGATAGCGCCTTCGATGTCCCTCGCCTCAAGCTTCGCCACCACCTCGCGCAAGATGATCTCGCTACGGATCTCATCGATCGCGTCAAGGAACGCCTTTTCGAGGGTCGGCGCGAGCTTGTCGACGAGCTCAAGAAGCTGCTGGCGAAGGGTTGGCATTAGCCTCGACGGACTCGGGAGTTGTTGAAGCCGATTTCGTGCGCCATAACATAACCGGCGGAGCGCGAGGCTTCATCCTGCGACGTGACGCCGCTGATGTTGATCGTGACTACCGGCTCGTCGGCCATCTTGCCCCACTCACGGGTTTCGTTCTTGGGAACAAGGCGAGCGCCGGAGACAGCTTCGCCAACAAGGGCGGCGGGAGCGGCTATAGCGCCGCCGACGGCCAACCTGAAGAATGAGCGTCGGTTCATTCGGCGCTCTCCCGTTCGCCCTTCTTCTTCGGCGCCGGATGCTCTTCCTTGAGGATTTCGCCGATACCGAGCGTCACCAGGCCATCGGCCTCGGCCTGCGGGATATCGAGGATCACGCCCGGCTTGCGGGCCTTGTAGCTTCGATGCAGGAGCACTTTGGTCATGGACTTGTCCTTCCTTGAACGATGAAGACGACGTTCGTCACGCCGTCGTAGTTATTCGGATCGGCCGCTACGATGTGATAGGCGGTTCCGTCGGCTGTCAGCGCCTGGTCGCCGACCATCGGCTTGATCGAGAGACCCACGCTGCTGATGTAAATCTGCCGGTCCGATGACCCGATATTCGTGCCGTCGACGTAGCGCTGGTCATAGGTCATCGGTACCAGAACGCAGGGATAATCGACTGGAGTGCCGTCGCCGCCATTGACCGGATCGGGAGGCGCGATGCGTCGGATAACGCCAGCTTGCCCATACTTCGCGATGAGGCGCTGTGCAGTTGCCTGCAGGCGGGCGTAGAGCGGGTTAGGCATTTTAACTTAGTTGCCTCCTGAGTGCGCCAGTGTATCATTAGCAATCGGGGGTGGAACATGTCCAATTCAGAAGGTCAGAGGGAAAGCCTACTGCGACTTAAGCGTATTAGGCGCATATTTCTCACCATTCTATCTTTGGTGGCGATGGCTTTCATCGCCTATGTGTTCTGGGTCCTGATGTTTACTGTCAGCATTAGAGACACCGACATGCTAGGCAGAGATATTCCCGATGGTTTGCGGTTCGCCGCCGATCGATTTCCTGCGGTTGTCGGTCTTCCGTGCGCCGCGCTGTTCTCACTTTTCCTTGTAACCTTCCTTCGGCAGGCAGCGGGGCCGATTGAAATCAAGATGGCTGGCATGGAATTCAAGGGGCCTTCCGGGCAAGTCATAATGTGGCTTATATGCTTTCTGGGGATCGCACTGGCCATCAAGCTTCTTTGGTAACCATCTAGACCACCAATGTGCCAGGTAGGCACGCCGTCAGGAACGGCCAGAGCATGCCCTCGATGACCGTCACGACAGGCGTCGCCATGGCGATGATGTCTGCCGGGTTGGTCGACGAAAACGTCGAGTATTCGACTTCAAGCTGGCCGACCTTCTCGCGCTTCACGGTCGCGGAGCCGGTGATGACTGGCGACAGGCTGCCGGGGTTCGTCAGCTCGAGGAATGCAGCTTCATAGCTCGCGTTCTCGATCGCAGCCGGGACGACATCAGACGGAATCGCTTCTCCATAATAGGTCGATGCCCCAGTGCGCGGCCAAGCGCGCTCCTGAGCGAAGCCACCCGTGCGCGTGCCGCTGAAGCGCGCTTCATATCGATCGATCACCAGAGATCCGCGCTGGCGTGCGGCGGTTATCTGGGAATCGCTCGTTCCCGCAGGAACGACATAGCCGGCTGCGGCCCAATAGGCTTGCGCCTTGGTGTTGTCGCCATAACCGGCCATGTCTGTTCTCCTGGAGGGAAGAGGTTACGACGCCAGCTTGGCGTCGATCATTTCCTTGAGCTTCAAGTTCGAGATGTTGCCCGGATATTCCAGGCCCAGCTCGTCCGCCTGCTTCTTGAGGTCGTCCCGGTCGAGCTTGGGCTCGCCAGCATCTGCCGAAGCGGAGCCGGAGAACTCAAACCACTTCATCCGCTTGGACGAAGCGACTTCGGCGTCCGTCATTTCGACCTCGACGGTTTCGCCGGCCGGGATTTCGACGGGACCGTCGACGCTGTTGACGCCCTTCGGCCCGTTCGTGATGTTCTTCACTTTCATGGTCGTTTCTCCTCAGATGCCGTCGACGTAGGCAACAGCCTTCGGGAGACGGATTTCGGTGCCGCCGGTGCGCATGATGCCTGCGACTTCCCAGGTCATGGACGACTTCTGGAAAGGCGGCAGGAACTGATGCGGCATCGGCAGATGGAAGCGAAGGACTTCCGGGTCGCGGCGATATGCGATCATGCGGGCCGTGCCGCCGCCGCCAGCGGTGGCGAGGTTGCGGAGCCCGCGGATCGTCAGCGGACGGCCGGTCTCGGCGGTGTAGACGTTGTTCTCCTGCAGATAGGAGAGGATCGTCCGATCGCTGGTCGACGAGCGGGCGAGCGTCGAGATCGACAGATAGCGAGCCGACGGAAACAGGACAGTATCCGCCATCTCGACTTCGTTGGTGCCGGTGAAGATGCCGGTCAGCGCCGCGTTGATGTCGCGGAGGATCTGGTCCGGCGTCTTGTTCGCCCAGAGAGCGGAGGAGCCGGTGCCGTCAGCCGTCGCCGTCGTCGCCGTGACGTTCGGGTCGTTGATCAGTCCGGTCCAATTCTTCTCGGTGGTGCCCGTCATGCCGATGTTCCAGAGCATCTGCTCCGCAACCTTTCGCGCGGCTTCGCCCTTTTCGGGGCCAAGCTGACGGCCCTCGAGGGCGGCGACGTTGATCTCTTCCAGAGACCACTCGTAACCGATACCCGCCAGCTCGAAGCCCTTCAGGAACTGGTCCCGAGTGACGTCGGCATAGGGCATATCGAAGCCTTTGCCGCTCAGGAACTCCGCCTTGCCGGCGATGTCAGAGGAGCGGAAAAGGACGCCGCGACCCCAGGGCGAGCCTTCGGTCACGACCGGGATGAGCGAGGCATAGTCGAACGACGGATATTTCCGCTGATAGACCGTCCGCTCGATGTTGTAGAACGCGGGGGTGACGAACCCTACCGCGCTCTGAGCGTCAATGAATGGCTGCATGATGATGTCGCTCCTTTTTAAGCGCGGTAGGCGAGACGCACGAGGCCGGCGCCGGAGCTGGTGTCATCGAAGAACCAGCCCGGGAGGATCGTGTTGCCCGACGAGACGTTGGTGATGGCGCCAGCGGCGGTCGCGTAGGCCTGATCGCCGTCAGCGACTGCAACGGCAGCATTCACCCAGATGACACCCCTGGTGAGGATACCGGCGGTGGAATACTGCGGATAGGAATCCGCCTGAACGCCGGTCGCCTGGACGGGCGGAGCGGCATAGTTGGCGATGGTGATGCCCATCAGTTTGCCGGCGGCCGGGGTGATGGTGACGCCATGGTCACCAGCGCCGCGCCACACCGGAACGCCGAAGCCGATCGCGGTGGCATCCTCGACCGTGCGAGAGATGCGGTTGGAGGTTTCCCCGTTGGCGATCATGCCGGCATAACCGTTCGGGATCGCGGTGGGATAAGTGGTCTGGTAGGTAGCCATGAGGCCGATTCCTTTCCCGGGTGGAGGTTATGCCGCGTCCGTGCCCTTCCAGGCGTCGGCGAGCGAGCGGTTGCGGTCCTGCTTGGCCTTCTCGGCCGCAGCGCGGTAATCCGTGTCGGTCTGCTGCAGGCCGTCGGCGACGACACGGGCGAACGGATCGGCCGATTCTTCGCATCCTCGACGAGGAGGTCGAAGCGAGCGTCGATATAGGCCTCGGTCTTGCCGGAGATCGCAGCATCGCCGACCTTGGCGACGACAACCGCCTTGCGGATATCCGCATCCGACAGGCCGTCCGTCTTCACGTCCTTGGCGATCGCCTTAGCAACGGTGATCAGGTCGGCCCGCGCCTGAACGCGCTTGTCGAGATCGACGTCGGAAAGCACCTTCGCTTTCAGGGCGTCGATCTCGGCGTCCTTCTTGGCCAGGTCGGCATCCTTTGCGGCGATGGCCGCGAGGTGAGCAGCATCAGCGTTGCTCATCTTGGAATTGGCATCGGCAAGCCGCTGCTGCAGCGTGGCGATAACCGTGGCGCCCTGGTCGGTTACCTCAACCGGGATGCCATCGACGGTAACCGTCTTCAGGTTCATGATCTTGTCCTCTTCAGGTTTGTGATCAGTGGTGATGGGGGCCACGCCCCAGGATGCCGCATCACCGATGCGGACTTTCGAACCCGCACGCCCAGCGCGAACGATCGCGACGTGGTTGATGCGGATGTTCTTCTGAATGGCGTCGTAGGCCTCGCCCGTGGGCGTCAGGCCGGCCGTGAAATCGAGATCGCAGGTGTAGCCGGCCGATAGCTCCTGCTTGCCTGCCTCGATGTCCTTGATGGTCGCTTCGTCGCTGACCATCAGGGGCACGCGAATGAAGATCCCCTCGCCCGTGATCTCGTCGCTGGTCTGGCCCACGGCGAGCTTCTTCCAGTTCTCCGACGTGACCATCTCCGGCGGGTGATCGTTGGTCACCGGCCGATGGGCCGCGCTCTTCAGCGTGTCCTCGGCGAACACCTCCGAGCCCGGGCGATAGACGCGCACCGTGCCCATATCCGGCTTGCCGACCTCAGATCCGAGATAGGTCTGGATGCCGGTGCGCGCGATCCGGGCGTCGGCGACGAGGTAGCCGTCATCGCGCCGCCGGGTGCCGGCGACGACCGCAGTGTCGGTGAATTGCATGATAACTCCCCGCCTTAGGCGCCGAAGCCTTAGGCTATTAGTTTCGTCTTTTCAGATTGCGCGATGCCGGCCACTAGACGGTCGATCATGACGGGAAATGGATGCACACCGTCAGGTGTCACACTCGGGCGTACGATCGAGCCTGCCGGCAGCACCGTAGCCCGCACCGGCGAGATCGTCAGAATATTGCCGGCAATGCTCGCGATCGTCGTTGTCGAGATCCGCGCCATGCCGTCCGGAGCGGCATAGGTGTTGATCTCCTGCTCGGGGCGGAAGACGCTCGCATCCGCAACCTCGATCGTCGAATATGTTGCAACGCCGTCCGTTCCCGCCTGTGTGGCGACTGTCGTGCTGGCAAGCTCGAGCATACCCGGCCATGCGCCGCCCTTCACGCCGGAGGCCCATGCGGAATAGGTGTCGATCGCAGCGTCACAGCAGGCGGAAGTCTGCGCCATGATATCGTCGTGCAGCCGCCATTTCCCCGATGCATCCGTACCATCCGCAGGCCAGGTGTTGTTTGCGGAATAGGACTGGAACGACGCCTGCAGATAAAGGTTGCTCGCCGTGATCGACCCGGTGGCCGGTGATGTTGCCGATCCAGCGAAATTATAGGTGAAGGTCGTCGGGCCCGTGACGGTGATGACGACGTTACCGTTGTATTCAGTCTGCGTCGCGCCGGCGATCGTAACCGTCTGACCCGACACCAAGCCGTTGGTGCCGGAAGCGATCGTCGCAGTGACCACAGTGCCGACAGAGGTAAGAGTGACAGTGCGCGTCGTCACAGTGCGGCCGAGCGGCGGGAAGGCAACGATCCTTAAGCCCGGATATTCGGTTCGAAGCCTCGACACCAGGCTGCGATAGTTCGTGGTGAAGAACTGCGTATAGGTCGCGGCCGTGTCGTTCTGGCCCATCTGGTTGCCGATCACGGTGAACGGCCATTTGTTGTTGTTGAAGGCCTTGATCTCCCTGACGATGTCCCGGCGCCGGGTGGCGATGGAGGAGCCGCTGCCCGTGTATTCGCGCACCGACCCGGATCCGGGCATACCGATCATGCAATGCGGGATCCGGCCCGTGCCGCCGTTCTTGTCGAGCCAGCGCCGCAGCCAACCGAGATTGCCGCGCGCGTCGGCCGCCGCGGAATATTCCTGGCGGGCCTCGCCGATGCTGTCGACCAGGCCGAGAACGACCGGTCGTCCGTCCCAATCGCCCTTGGCGACCATGAAATCGGCGCCCCAATATTGCGGCTGCGTCTGCGTCCCATAGCTTGTGTCGAGTGCAGCCGTGCTGTCGGCGAGCGGCGTATCCTTGAACGCCAACAGCGTCGCATGGTCGCTTGCACCCCAGACACGTTCGCCGCCATGCTTCTGGATGCGGTAGACCGGCCAGACCTTCTCGCCGACGGCGGTGTGATAAAACAGCCAGATTTCGATTTCGCTTTCCGGCTCCACATCGGGAATGGTCAGCTCGTCCGTCCAGGCGCCGTTGGTCTGGTCGGCGACCGTCACCGTGTTCGCGCCTGCGAATGTGCATTGATAGAAGATGCCGGCGACGCGGATGAACATGGCGTCGGCGACCACGGAATTGCCCGGCGTGCCGATCGTGCCGGTGACGACCGTTTCCTGCGGTGAATTTCCGCCTTCGGTCGAGGCGAAGCCGGAGAGATGGAAGCGGAAGGTCCGCGTCTTGTATTGCGGCGTGTTGACGACGATCTTGGTGCAGACATAATTCGTTCCGGCCGCGGCGGTGACGATGCCGCCCGACGGCATGCGGTTGCGCGTAGCAAAGAACAAGAAGCGATCAGCATCAACGATCGGTGCCTCACCGCCCTCTATCGGGATGCTCTCAACCCATTGCCCCGCGCTGTTCTGCGCAGCCTTGCCCGTCACCACCCTCACAGGAACACCAGACGTATCTTCCGTGACGCTGATGGGCGTCACCGGCCGGCCGGCTGCATCCGTCTCGCCTGCGATCGCATTGCGAACTGGGATGGCGTCGACGGGCTTGCCGGTGCTATCCGTCGTGACGACGGTGGTAACGGTCTTGACGAGCATCAGGCGTCCCGCAACTCTTCGAAGATTTCCGGGCCCAGGACGATCTTGCCCTGATATGGCGTGACCTGCGACAGATCGATATCGCCGCCGACCTGGATGGTGATGTGCGGCTGGTATTCCGGCCAATCCCAGGAAGCGCCCATCTCGACCATGGCCTCATGACGCCACTTCAGTTCGTTTGCCGTGATCAGCAGCGCCTTGTAGCTGCCATCTTGGCCGAGCGCTTCCATCTGCCGCGGACCACCGGCGCTGATCTCAAGCCGTGGCGACCAGCTTTCGCCCATCTCGAACCAATCGACCGGTGCGCGGCTGTAAGTGATGGTGACATGCAGGTCAGGAACGATGTCCGTGAACCCCTGCTCTGTCGCCCACTTGACGATGTCGGCACGGTTCAGCACGTCGCGGCGGACATAGAGCGTGCGTGGAGCAGCGTCGTTTGCCGCGCGCTGCATCCGGGTCGGCTGTTCCGTCTTCGTTGCCTGTGCGGCTGCTGCGGCGGCGAGTTCCTCTTCCGAGGGCTCTTGCTCTTCCAGCGAGCCATATTTCTCAATCGCGGCATCGAGACCGGGCAAGACGCCATCCTCGACGAGCCTGTTGACCAGAGCATCCGACACGGCCTCGCGCGGCACGATCTCCTGCCCCGTCCCCGTGCCAACCAACTGGCGCGCAGCATCGGCCGTGGTCTTGAAAATCTCGGCGCGCTCCTTCTCGCTCATCTGCTCGAGCGGAGCCCAGCGATAGTAGACGTCAGGGTCGACAACACCGGCCGAGCGTTCGATGCACTCATCGAGGCGGCGCATCGCCGGCTGCATCTCAAGCTCCTGCATCGACTGGATGCGGTCGTGATAGTTCTTCATGTCCGATGTGCCGGTGGCGTTCATGCCGGCCGGCGACTGACCGAGGAGGCGCGTCACCGGGATGTCGGCCGCACCCGACACGATCTGCATGAAGGCCATAAGGATGTCAGTCAGGCCGCCGAGCTGCGCGCTCTTGCTCTCGTATTCCTCTTCCTTGTCGAGCAGGAGCGTCCCGTTGATGCCCTTGGACATATTGGCGAGGGTGTAGCGTTCCAGGATCTTCGAGCGATAGACCTCGTTGTTGAGGTTCGCCATGAAGTCCGGAACGCGGATGATGTCGATCTTCGCCTCGAACACCAACGAGGCGATGTTGCCGGCGGTGCTGTCGGCGTTCTTGATGGCGTCAAGCGTCGATTGAAGAACGCTGTCGCCCCAGCCCTGCCATGGATTGCCGGTGATCTCGTCATCCGCCGGCATCGCACCGGTGAAGAGCACGAGGCGGGACGGATGGATGCGCACCTGCAGGGAATTCGCGCCGGTGAGATTGTAGAAGGCCGGCCTGCCATACCATTCCGATTCCGGATTGCGATCGATTTCTCCAGCAGTCAGATTGCGCCGGGTGATGACGTTCAGGTAACGGATGCCGCCCTTTTTGACGCGCTCGACATAGAGCGGCTGAGACGGATCAGCGTCGCCGGTACCGATATAGACCGCAGCGCCGCCGAACAGCCGGCCTTTCTTCGCGGCCTCAAGGATCTTGCCCTTGACGTTCAGGCGCTTCTCTTCTTCCTCGATCGCTTCGATCTGCGGCTTCTTCGCCTGCCAGTCGCGCCATTTGCGGCAGGCATCCAGCGCCGGGATATCGACGATCTTCCGCGGCAGCCAGGCCGTGCTGTAGGCGGCGATCAGCTGCTCGTCCGACAGAACCGTGTGCGTGTAGAATGTGGTGGCCGCCTTATCGCGGTCTGTTCCCATCCTCGAAACAAGGCTGGTCAAGCTATCGCGCACGAATGCGATGACGTTGGACATTCTTGTTCCTTAGATGTTCGCCAGCGTGAAGGTGCTGGCGCTCAGAAGCGAGTTGAAGGCTCGGCTCGTGCTGTCGGCGTCGTCATCGTGCGCGGCTTCTGGAAAGCCTTCGAGCGCTGTGAACCAGTCGTTATTCCAAGGGCCTCGAAGAACGAGAACGTTCCCCGCCTCAGCCTGCGCTGAGAACGGAGCAAATCGAGTGACCTTGTCCCCCGATTCCGGCGTTGCCCTCACGTTGAAGCCTGTCAGCATCTTCGTCAGGTTAGTGACCTGAGACTTGCCTGCCTGGCCCGGGTCCTGCGGGAGCGAGATCTGAACCTCGATGCCGTCGGCGTCCGCCGTGTTCTTGATCAGCCGCTCGACACCGGAAGGAGACAACCAGTCTCGGCAATGATGAGCGACGACATACCGACCATCCGGCAGTTTGCCGATCTTCGTGCCGGCGGTGGCGTCAGGATCGCTGCCTTCTGTTTTCGGCGTGGCCGCCATATCCCAGCCACGCATCCATTTGATGTTGCCCTGCGGGATCGCATCGACGACCTCGCACCAGCCGCGCTGGAACAGCAGGCCAGCGGCGGGCCGAATTTTCCAGTTGCCGCCGAGCAGGCGCTCGCGCTCGACCGTCGGCAGCGCCATCAGGTTGGCGAGGTAGCCGGGATCGGCCGCCATCAGCGCCTTGTTGTCCGTCAGCTTGGCCGGGACGAAAGTCACCGACTTCGGCTCGATCGGGCGATGAACGCCGTTTTCGTCGGGCGCCGTATACTCGGCAAGCTCCGACGGATGGTCGGCCCAGCGGATCGCGTCGCCGATACGGACGAACCAGCGAAGCTTTCCCGCACGCTCAGGGATCGGCAGGCCCGTGTCCTGGTTGATCCACCACGAAATGAACTCGGCAACCCAGCTATCCGCGTCCGGGTTGCAGGTGGCCCTCACATAAGGGCGGACGCCGCACATTGAGCGGTTGCGAGACAGCAGGTACCAGAACTGCTTCTGGGTGAAGTGGGTCAGCTCGTCGAAGCAGATCAGCGGGATCTGCGAGCCTTGCCAATTCGATACCGTCTTTTCGTGCTCGAGGTGCGCGAAACTGACGGACGCCCCTGATGGGAACGTCCACGATAGGTCCGGCGCCACCCTCGGCTTTGCCAGCAGGCAGGGATAGAGCTTTTCGCTCTCGTCCCACAGGCCGCCCTCGTTCCGCACCTGCACCAGCGTCCGGCGGAAGAACACCGCGCCGAACTGTGGATTGGCGATGTGGCGCAGCGGCTCCATGAGGAGCGCCCACGTCTTGCCGCCGCCGGCACTCCCCCCGTAGATTGCGATATCTGCAGGCGAGCCGAGGAACTGACATTGTGGCCCGGGCTGTGGCCGGATGATTGTCTGGGCTGCCGCGCCCGGCTCAGCCCCTGCCATTGTCGGGCAACTGGAAAATCGTCACCGGCGAGACTGGTACCGGCAGGTCTTTTCCATCCTTCCCTGTCAGCTCGCGCCGATTGGTGTAGCTGCCGCCGACTTCTTCCGCCGCCTGTTTGAGCAGCGATGATGCCAGCACCATGTTGCCCTGATTTTCCGCCTTCTCCGCCATGCGCTGAAGAGCGCGGAGACGAACGGCGCGATGGCTGATGGCGATGGTCGCCGTATCCTCGAGGAAGGTCTTGCGGGTCTCCTGGAACAGAGCCCTCCACTTGGGCGCTAGGCCTGAGGCCGCTTTCTTGTTCGGATCGTGGCTCTCGACAAGTTGACGGCTCACGTCGACGCCAAACTCTTTCTTGACTGCGGCGGCCACGACGGACGGGCTATCGAAACATGCCAGAGCCTGCACGATGTAGGTCTTAACCTCATCGGGTAATTTCGCTTTCGCCATGGTTGTGTCAAAGTCCAGTCAAATAGCCTGGGGGTGCGCAAATGGACAAAGTTGTGGACGGAGTCGACAAGTTTCTTAATTACGGCCCACTCGGCTTCTCGGCTCTAATTTTCGTCATAGTGGTGATCGCGCTTCTTGCTGGTCGTTCAAACGAGAACCGCGACAGGATGTTGCGGCTAATCATTTGGGCAGGGTTGTTTGTCTATTGCGTAGCGGCAGCTCTCGCATTTGTTTCAGAATACACAGACAGCAGGCAGAAAGTGATAAGCGCCGCCCTTGGCACTGAACTCAATCAAGCAGCACAGCAGGCGCAGGCGGCGATTGGGCGAATAAAAACGATCCCTGGGATGGTTTCCGGAAGCTGCAGTGGCGGTGAGAGCGGGGTGAACCCTAAAAATTTCAACAAAGTGGTAGCGACTGCCAATGACGCCGCAGAGTCAATGGTTGTTGTTTATGGCTCGTTGCGCAGCGCGCTTGCTTACGCGCCACCATCCGCTGAGCCAATTAACTGACGGCACGTAACTGGCAGGTACCGCATGCATGTGCGATATGCACTCTGGCTATCTCCGGTAGCCGGTTGGCCGCATCGACGATCGCACCGACGCCAGCTGCATCTGCCCCATAGCGGCGGACGACGCCGACGAACTCTTCCACATCGTGCCCCCTCAGGCCGAAGGCAGGAGAACCATCGCGCCGGAACTTGGGGGCGCCGAATGGATCGCGCTCTTGTCCGGCATGGTAGAGCTCATGCTCGACGAGCGCGCAGAACTCAGCGTCCGAGCATGTCGACGCGTAGTGAGCGTCGAAGGTGAGCAGGAAGTGCGGCACGTGGCCGAACCACTGCTGAAGCTGAAGTTCGATCCGGGCGCGCGACCACTTGCCTGCAGGCGGCAATCCCATCTCGCATTGGCCGATGATGCGGCGGCCGGCTCTCCCGTTCGGGACGTTCGTCCAGAGGGTGCCAATTGAGGCGAAGCGGAGATGAGCGTGATCCTCGTTCATGAGGTCGGCGGTCTCATCAATGAACGAAGTCCTGGCCCATTCAAGAAGCTCCGGCGCCGGCTCGAACCGGATGCTTGTGTCTTCGAGCATGTCCCTATCTGCCCCTTGAAATCGCCCAGGTCGTTAAAGAGGCGGCGAAATAGCAGAGAATTTCCGGCAGCGTTCTTTTTGAGCGATTGGCGGTGATGACCAATCCGGGGCCCGGCGAGTATTCCCTCTCAAAGAGGTCCGCGATCAGAACAGCCCAAATCACCTTGGGCTGGATATTACGCAACGCGATCTATGGTTTCAAGTCCCTCGTATGCCTCCAGCTGCTCCAATTGATGCAGCATCCCCATGACTTTGCTCTGCATCTCCGGCTTCATGCCCTTGATGGCGATGAGGGCTTGATCCTTCAGGTTGATGCGGTTGCCCCTCCCCTTCGGGAGGATCTTGCGGAGGTTACCGCGCAACTGCATGACCTGGCTGGCGGTCTCGTTTTGAATTCGGGTGATGCGGTTGCGACGGAACTCCTGCCGCCGTGTCAGCTCTTCGGCGGCGATAACGGAGAGATCGTCTCCGCTGAACCGGATCGGGCCAAGCTCGGACCGGAGGAAGCAGACCACGCCGTCGACGGCGCGCACCTGCTCGAAGTTCATGTTTTCGAGGTTGACGAAGGCATAGCCAACCAGCAACGGAAGTCGGCGCTGGATGACCTTCCGGGTTCGATGGTGGATGCTCTCGTACCAGTATGCCGGCATATAAACGCTGATACTTTCGTTGCGGAGATTGCGCTCGATAATGCTCTCACCAATGCGGTTGATCGGCGCGCCCTCGACATGGCGGGCCATCCGCTGTGTGCCTGGCGCAGTGCGGATTGCGTACCAGTCGTTGCCGACAAGCCGCCGGCGCCGCCTGGCTATGATCTCCCGGAACTCGGCATCCTTGTCTCGAATCTGATCTGCTTCCGCCATTGTGATTTCCTCTCGTGAGCCGCCGCTCAATGGATGTAAAACTGTGAGACGCCCTTGAAGCCGTCATCCTGCTCGCCGCGCCCATCCTCATCGTAAGCCATGACGAAAAGCGCCTCGGAGTCGTATGGCTTGTTGAAGTGGACCTTCTTGTCGCCATGTTTCTTTTTCAGCTCGCGCAACTCCCTGATCATCTGGGATGCTTTCATCTCGCGGCGGCCTCCTGGATCGCTTGCGCCGCTGCGGCGGCCTTTCTCGGATTGTGGAAGCCCTTGCGGAGCTTCTTGGTGTAGGCGCAGGAGCCACACAGCGGCTCATCGTCGCCGACCTTCTCGCCTGCCGCGCATGCCTTGAGGTATCTCGTGCGCCTAAGCTCGTATGAGCCGCAGACGCAGCGAACGACCCATCTCGTGCCGTTTGCTGCGGCATCGAGGGCGATGCCAAGCACTGTAAGCCGCCCGGATTTGAGGCCAGTGAGATCGACGAATTCAGGCATGATCTGCTCTGCGGCCGTCGGCGCGCGGTGCGGGATCGGATCAGACGAATGGACCGAATTTTCAGGCGGTGACCACTCGAAATGTTCACCACGCGATGACACCCGGCCGGCAACCTTGTCGGAAGGATAGAGCGGGGCAACGCAATCGAGATCGATCCGGGCCAAACGGGTCATTCGGCACCTCGCAGCGCTTCGATCTTGCGGACAGCATAGAGGCATGTCGTGTGGTCGCGACCTCCGAACAGGCGGCCCAGCGCCGGGAAGCTCATGCCGAACTTGTTATGCATTTCCCAGATCAGCAGCTGGCGAGCGTCAGATATCTCCCGCCGGCGATCTTTCCCGACCATCACCGCATAGGGAATTCCAAGCTCGCGGCACCGGTCCTTGAGGTAGGCCTTCGGCTGGTTGGCCATCCTGTTCCGCCATTCGATCATATGGGCATCGAAGCTGACCGCCTCCGCCTCCCAGGACGGAAGCTTCGGGGCGAAGACACGGATTATCGGCTCCTCGATGATGGGCATCGGCTCAGGAATGTGCCGCACTGGCGGATTGAAACAACGAGCATGGACGGCCGCCGCATGGGCTCGCAATTCCGCTGCGCTTGTGAAATCTCTCGCTGTGACGATCATCGAAAACTCCGCTCTGATCTCGCCTTTTCGGCGGCTAGGTATTCGTCCCGGGATTGAAATCTCTGCAGGTGGGTGAAGCCTGTCCCGTTCGGCTTCGGAGGTGCCGGCTTGTCGGGCGGCTTGGCCGGCTGGTCCTTCCAGCGATCATCGGAGAGCCACCTGACCGGAGAGCACCACTGGCGATCGTCAGTCTTGGCGGCATAGGCTCGGACGCCCTCCATGATCTCTTCGAGGCTGGCTCGCTTGATGGCTTGGGAGAAGGCCTTCGCCGCCGACGGCCTGCCGGTCTTGTTCGGGTAGGCATCCCAAAATCCTTCGAAATCAGGATCGATCACAGGCGCGCGCGCGTCTTCCGAAGGAAGTCTGGTTATGGTATCTGGAAGATGCCGTGACATACGCATGGCATTTGCCAAGCGCGTCTCTTGATCTTTCAACGCCTTAGCTCGTCCACCCTCTGCCCCGGCGGCGGCTCTCGATTGAGATTTACTCTCGCTTTTCAGAAGCTCTTTCGTCAGACGATTGTGCCGGATCTGGTCGCCGTCGACCTCGAAGAAAGGCATGAGATCTTCGGCGATCGCCTTCCATTTCTTCATCGACATGCGGGTGACACGAGCAAGCTTTGCCTCGTCTGCAGGCAGTCGGCCGCCGGCATTCCACATGGCCATGAGCAGCAACATGTACGCGCCGATCTGCTCGGTAGAGAGCGACAGGGTGTCCCCGATGAAGTCGGAGACGTAGAGCTGCATGAACGGCCGCTCGCTCATTTCCAAACCTCGACATCGATGTTGTAAGCCGCCTTGATGATCTTTCGGACGCGGCGGAAATCTCGCGTTACGACGCCCTTGACGTCGACGACGCGGAAGCGCCCATCCTGGTCATGATCGATGAAAGCGAAGTCGGCCTTGTATGTGCCGATGATCTCGCCGTTGACGATCAGTTCGAATTTGCGCTGGCGATCGAACCCGGATATCCGGCCGGCGCGCTCAAGAAGCTTCAGGTCGCCATAGACTTCTGCCTCGCGCTTGCTGTCGAAGACGATGCCGTCGACGGTCGTCTTCTTGGCGCCGAACTTGTTGCGGCGCTTCGGCTTTGAAACGGCTTCCAGATACTGCTCGCGGGTCAGGACTTCGGTCATGCGCGCCTCAGACTGCGCCGAACGCGCTGCTGGTGTCGGCGCTCCATCGCTTCGTTGATGAGGCGATCAGCTTCCGGTGGCGTAATGCCGAGGGCTTGAGCGATGCGCTCGACGTCGGGACCATGGAGGGCGTAGGCTTCGAGGAAGGTCATGCGACATCTCCGAATTTGCCGACTTCATCTCCCCATGTCGTCCAGCCGACCCGGTTGGTGCGGCTGAAGAGCTCTAGCCGGCGGGCGCGCGGCATCAGTCGCTCGGCCTCGCGGTATCCCTCTTCCGGCTTCCGAGAGTGTTCGCGAGCCAGGCCCGGGAATGATGAGCGCACCGACCGGGTCGTCTTTGGCTCGCCGCGCTTACCGATCAGGATTGGCTCGTTCGATGTGCGGAAGATGTAGCCGGTCCCGAACGCCTGCTTCCCGTTCCTCGTCGTCTTCATCCAGGAGCCGGCGGTGGCGAAGGTGAAGCCCCACGCATGAAGCACGTCCAGCGCCTGCGGAAGCATCGGATTGGTGGCCCATAGCCACAGGAGGCAGTTAGGCGCCGCGAGATCCAGAACCGGCATCGCCTTGATCTCATCCAGCGGCATCAGACGATACTTCGACTGTGTCGATTTCGATTTATCGCCGTTGTCCGACCACTCCTGCATCTTCCATGGCGGATCGGCCATGATGAAATCGAAGCTATGAGGTTGGAGATCGCCGAAGGGCCAAAGATCAGGGAACAGCCTCACCAGACCTTCCTCCCGCTCTTCCAAACTTTCAGCGTGATCGTGTTGACGTTGGTGCCGACGCGGGAAAACGAGTTCCGCGGATTGTCGGAGAAGACGCCGTTGAGCCTGGAGATGTGCTCGCGGAAGGCCGTCGCCTTGCGGGTGTCGGCGAACTCGGTGTGTGCCGACATGATCGCCACCAGCAGGCCGCCATCGTTCAGGAACTTCAGGGCGTGCATGACGTGGTCGATGTCGCGTTCCCGATCAAATGGGGGGTTCATGATGACGCGATCATAGAGGCCGGTGGTGCGCGGATTCAGCGCCAGGAAGTCCGAGCAGGTGACGCGGCCATAGATGCCCGCAGCCTTCAGGTCGTTGGCGAGGTGCGGCTGGCATTCGATGCAGTCGACCGATGCCCCAGCCATGACTGCGCGCCTGGCAAGCTGGCCGGTGCCGGCCGACGGCTCGAGCACCTTGAGGACGCCATCGCGGCTATAGAGGCTTGCGAGATCGATGGTCCGATCCGCGAGGGCGTCTGGTGTCGGGAAGAAGCCGAAGTTCTTGGCCATCTCCCGCTTCGGTTCATGCAGACCACCGTCGTCTTCATGCTTGCGCTCTTCCGGGATGACCTCGCCGTAATACTCGCCGATCATCCGGTTCGCCCGGGTCACCAGATCGTCGCGCCTGAACCACAGATGAGCGTTGCCGTTCTTGAAGATCCGGATCGTATAGAATTCGCTCTCGACCTCGGTCTGTCGGGCGCCGTGGCCGTCGAGACGCCGCGCATTATCCAGCTGGCCGACGATGCCGGCATAGTCGGCGACCGGCTTGCGGCCGTCCAAGATGAGGAACGTGCGCTCGATATCCTGCAGCGTCGACCGGTGGTCGCGATGGTAATTCCACCATCCGTTTTCATCGAACATCCGCTCGAGGATGACGCGGCTGCCGATCTTCCACCCGGTGTGCGAACGGAACCGGCGATCGAGATTGGAGAACATCTCCGCGATCCCGCGCCGGAAGATCATCCCAGCTTCGGCCGCGAAATGCTCGATCGTAGCGTATGCGTTCTCTTCCGTGAATTCCGGGGCGTCGGTCATGAGCTGCTGGCGCAGATCGTCCTTCGCCTTCTTGTCCATGAGGTGATTGAGCTCGGTCGAGTGGATCACCGAATCCCAAACGCGTCCGTCAATGTAATGCCGGTCGGTGATGACCTGTCCCTTCTCTCTGGTCGAGAACAGGCCGGCAGCGAATGGTGCCGCGATCTTGAGCATCGCGGCAGCTTCTTCCATCTGCTGCTTGGCTTCGGCTTCTGCAGCTCTGGCGCGCTCGTACGCAGCAACAGCGGCGTCTCTGCGTTTCGCGATCTCAGCAATCGATGCGCGGGTGATAAGCTGGTTCATGCAGCCTGCTCCCTCTTCGCCAACGCCTTCACATACGCTGCCTTGATCTCCTCAAAGCGGGCGATGTCGTATTCCTTGTTTTCGATCTCGTGATCTGGGCGGGGCTTCTTGGAGCCCTTGCCGTGATCGTCGAGCCACGTCATCGCGGATGCGATGCGGCGATCGAGCCAGGCGATCATTTCGGCTGGGTCCGTCATTCGGCAGCCTCCAAGTATTCGGTCTCAGGCTCCGCTTTAGGCTTCGGCGCCGCATCAGCCATGATCGCGCCCACGCAAGCTTTCATCTTCGCGACAGAAACAGCGTTGCCGATTTGCTTGATCTTCTCGGTTTTGGTGCCGGCGAACTCGTAGGTTGCCTCTTCGGTATTGAAGCCCATTGCCGCCGCCAGTTCATGCGGCTCGAGCATACGAAAGAGAATGTCGAACTGCGGCCCGGGCTCGACCAGGTTCACATGCCCAGTGGCCGTGATCGCCGGCGCAGGCTGCTCGATGTCATGCACCCGAGGTGGCTGCCCTTCCCGCTCGCCAAATTGTGCGGCTATGAAGGCCAGTTCGCCTCGGTTCGCCGTCGTCAAGGTTGGAAGCGGATCACTGTCAACATTGCGGGCGCGGTTGCTGCCGTCGGAGTGAGTGATCGGAACCACCATCCCGAAGCGGCCCTTGCTGGTGATCGTTGGAAGGGTGTCGTCGACGCTGTTGCAGGTTTCGCCAGAGCCGGAGCCGTAGTAGGGAGAAATGAGCGCGTGCGCGCCGCCGGTTGGTGCTGTCGGGATTGGATCGCTTACGCCGCGCGGGGTACCCCCTGATGCCTGCGACAGGACGAAGGGCTCGATAAGCATTGGGCGCGCGCAGCCAGGCCGCTCGTCGTTGGACGCGCCGCCAGTTGTGATCGTCGGTAGAGGATCATCCGCCGACCGTGCAGATCCGCTGTTATGCTGCGACAGAACCATCGGCTCCGCCAGCCAGACGCCGCCTTTCGTGTCGAGCGTCGGAATCAAACCCTCCGACACCCCTTCAGCCTTGTTGCCCTTCCGACCGTTCATGATGATCGGCTCTGCTACAGCGATATGGCTTGCGGCTGAAGTCATGGTCGGCAACGGTGCGGCGGCACTGCCCGGCGACGTCGGCTTCTTCATGTTGACTATGACAGGCTCCGCCATGGCCATCTGACTGCCGCCGGCGGTGATCGTGGGCAAGGGCTGCTCGACTCCGCGAGGGCGCGGACCGGCGCCTTCCTTCCCGTGACGCGGGGAGACAATAACAGGTTCCGCGATCCCAATGTGGTTGCCGCGCGCCGCGATGGTCGGGATTGGCTGGTCCATGCCCTGGGCGGACATGTGGTTGCGGAGGATTACGAGATATGGCTCCGGCCACCCGAACTTCTGAGCGCCGGCATAAATGCGGGCCAGGGTCTTTGGCGCCAGCGGCTTCTTCCGGTTGAAGATCGACCGGCCACGGATACCCCAGTCGATGATCTCGCGGGCTGGACGCCATGGCTTGGCCGTGGCGAACAGGTCGGAATTCACCTCATCCCGCTTCTTGTGCGTCGGCATAGGCCAGTGGATCTTGCGGCCATCCGATCGCCCCATCAGAATGAAGCGCTGGCGGGTGGTCGCATCCCCATAATCGGCCGCGTTCAGCTTGCGCCATTCGAGTTCGAACCCGAGGCGCCGCAGCGTCTCGGTCCAGGCGTGGAAATACTCACCCTTCCTGGAGGCGATTGGTCGGCCGGTCTTCATGTTGACCGGGCCCCAGCCGATGAACTCCCAGACATTCTCGATGATGATCCGCTTCACCCGAAGCTCAGTCAGCCAGGTGATGATGTGCCACGGATCGCTTCGCTGCTGATCGCTGGTCGGCTTGCCGCCGCGCGCGACGGAATGGTGCGTGCAGGTAGGCGACGCCATCAGCAGATCGAGATAGCCCTCCGGCACGAGCAGGTGCGGGCGAACCGTAGCGATGTCCTGGATATAGTGCCTGGCTTCCGGGAAATTCCGCTGGTGGGTATCGATTGCAGTCGGCCAGTGATTTACACAGACCAGCTCCATCTCCAGACCCATTTCCAGCAGCGCGCGCTTTGCGCCGGCGGACGACCCCCCGGCCCCGCAAAGCAAATCTGCGACTTTGATCTTGCGCGCCACTATCAATCTCCCATGATCCAATCGGCCCGGTCGGCCCACTTATTCGCCTTTGCGCGCCACCGCTTCGCGAGCCAGGCGCGCATCGAAAGCGGCAACTTTTTTGTCCAGATCAGCCAGACGGGCGCGTAGTTCCTGTTGCTCACGATGAGCCTCCTCGATGATCGCTGCCCTCAGGGCATCCATTTCTTCGCTATCGATACGGCGCGCGGTGCCTTCCCAAATTGAGCGGGCGCGGCGCGGCGTGAAAACCTTGTTGACGCGCGGCGAAATGAACCGCACTGCGTGATAGAAAACGTTGTCGAGCTTGCCGAAGCGCCGTATCGGCCAAGCGTCCTGCATCAAAACCTGAGCTTTTGCTGTCGGACTCATCACCCTGTTCCTGCTGGTCTTTTTCTTGGGGCGACGCCCCAAGTTCTCCTGTTCGAAACCCAACACCTTGTCGTTCTCCTGTGCGATCTTTGCCCTTGTTCAGAGGAGCTTCAGATGCGCAGGACCGATATCGATGACGACAGAGAGGAAAGCCTTGCCGGGCCTTCGCCCTCTGTCGTCGGCCCAGACCGCCGCCTGGATGCCGTCATTCCGTTTCGCAGGGCGTCTGTTCCGCCTCGCCCTGCCGCCGAGGCCTCTCCGCCGGAGGCTTCGGCACCCTTTCAAGATCTCGGTTCTGTCACTCAGGCCGTCGTCATGCGACTGGCGAATAAGCGGATCCGGATTAAGGTCGCCGGCCCCGGCCGGGAGGAGGATGACCGGGGCCTGCTATGACGAGCGCGGGAGGAGGAGCTGCCCGTCAGTTCGTGTTTGCCGGATATCGGCGCCGGAAAGCGGCCGTCTCTTCCTTCCGGCTGATGTTGCCGGACAGCCGCGCGGCCGACAGGGCAAAGACGGTGCAGAAGAAAAAGGCACCGATGATAAGCGCCAGGCCGAGATGACCGATGAACGTGCTCATGCCGCTTCCCTCACTTCCACCGGCTGCATTGCCATGTCGCAGCGCTCGCAATGGCGCTCGATGATTTCTGGTATGGAGAGGACGCGGTCGCATGCCGGGCAGCAGTGAAACGTCACGAACCGAACTGCCCGCCGCTGAATGCGGCGCGCGGCGTCAACGGTGGCGGTCATGGGCGCACCTCCCTGAATTCGTGTTTGGTGATCATGAAAGGCTGAAGGCCGTTGGCGACGAGAACCTCGTCGATCGCCTTTATTGCGGCTGTCCGAGAGAGACGCTTCGGACGCCCCTTCTCCCCGATCTTGCGAACGATGTAGAAGGCCTTGTCGATCTTCGCCTCGTAGCCGAAGCCCTTGAGCAGGTCCTGCAGGTAGCTCCAATCGCCCGTGAACCCACGATTGAACGAGCGAACTTCGCCGCCTGCTGCGGTGAAATCGATCATCATTGCTGTCAGCTCGGCACGAGATGGGCCACGCTGGTGTTTGTGCGCTACGAAGTTCATGCCGCCACCTCAGCTTGCTTCGCCGCTTTCAGGCAGGAGGCGCAATGCGTGCTTCCGTAACCGCCGCAACGATCGCCCGGGTTCCGGCAGTAAGGCCGGAGAGGTTTGAGGGCCGGAGCAGGTTTAACGAGCGCTCCGGCCTTTGCGGCGCTATGTGTTTGAGCGGTTACATGATCGCCTCCGGCGAGAGGTTGATCGGCGGTATGGCCGGACGACGACGGTTCAACGCCATCGGCGTTCGCAAGTCGGGCTCTGCCCTTCACTTCAGCGAATGCGTCGTCATCCGATTGGGAATTGAGAGCGGGGATGCCATTTGCCTCAGCGTCGGCATCCCCTACCGGTGCAGCGGCCGCGGCCATCTGCTCCTTGCCTCCGGTACGGCAATCGTCAGCAAAGCCGACCATCGAGGCGCGCTGACGCTCGCTCTCCTCAGAGGCCCTACTAGCCGGATCATCAGAGACTGCAGCGCTTTCGTCCGCAGCCTCCTCCTCGACGTTCGCTCGGGATTCTTCTTCCGCCTCTTCGCGGGCGATCATGATGTCGATCGCTGCGCCGAGGGCCTTCCGGCCGATCTCGGTCTGCATGCCGGTCGCGACGGTGGCGACGAGCTTGGCGCTGAACTCGCTGTCGTCGACGAACTCGCCCGTGATCGGATCGAATTCTTCCTCATGCGTGTGCGTAGCAACTGGCATGCCAGATGCGCGCTGATAAGCATGCAGGTAAGTGTCAAAAATGCTTTCGGCCTCGGCTACTGCGCCTGCACCTTGCTTCAACTCCCTGCGAAGATGGGCGACGAGCTTGCCCATGATCGTCTTGTCGTAACCTTCGGCCTTCGCCTCGGCGTAAACGTCGCGGATATCCTGGCCGAGAGCGTCTTGCTCCTCCTTCAGCCGGAGGACGCGATCGATATAGGCTTTAAGCTGCTTATCGGCTGTCATGCCGCCACCTCAGCGCCGGACTTAGCAGACAGGAACATGTCGGCCGGGAGCTCTATCCCGTTCGCCTTTGCATATGCCCAAAGCTTCTGGGCAGGCTTCAACGGGATAATCCCATCGGTGCCTCCCTTGTCTCTCGGCTGTGTCCACCGATACACCCGCGTCCGATCGGCACCGGTTATTTCTTGGACGGCTTCCGGTCCGCCAAAGCGATCGATGATCGAAGCGGCTGGCTCTAATTTTTCAGGTGCGCTCTGTTCCATGCCGTATATATGCGATAATCGCACACTCCGCGTCAAGCATTTTGTGCTCCAATCGCACGCGACCGTGCATTTTCCCTGTGCGAAAATGCCATATGCTTGAAGATCCATACAAAAAATGGGTGATCGAAAATCTCGAGAAGCCAGGGAAGTCCCAAACAGGGCTTGCCAAGGCCCTCGGACTGCACCCTTCCGCCATCAACAAGGTCGTCAGTGGGAAGCGCCAGCTGAAGTCGCATGAGGTCGTCGGAGCGGCTGCCTACTTTGGGGAGGCCGCTCCCGGTGGCGAGGAAGTGAAGCCATCATCGGCCAAATGGGTGCCGGCTCGAAAGGTTGGGATTGTTGCCGCCGGTCTGTTCCGCGAGGTCGATGAGTTCGACCAATCAGAGCCGGAAGAGATCACTGTTCCGCGGGATGAAAATTTCCCCAACGCCCGTCAGCTCACCTTCGAAGTTGAAGGTGACAGCATGAATGAGCTGCGCCCTCGCCCGATCTTGCCAGGCGACACTGTCGTCGCCACCGCTTACGAGGATATTGCGCACCGAGTCGTGCTTCGTGATGGAATGGTTGTTGTCGTTCAGCGCACGCGTGACGCGGGCCATATGCGGGAATGGTCAGTGAAGCAGATCGAGATCTACGAGGACCGGACCGAGTTCCATCCTCGATCGAGCAACCCCAAGCACAAGCCGATTGTTGTTCCGCGCCAATTCGACGCTGACGACGGCGTGACCGTAGAAATCATCGGGATTGTTAGAATGGTCCTCAACACGATGCCAGGGTTTTAATGTCGACGCCCGACTTCGAGTTTGTCGCCTACATAGACGAATCCGGCGATCCGGGCCTAAAGAACGTTCGACCCATCGACAATCGAGGAAGTACCGAGTGGATGACCGTCTCGGCGGTCGTCGTAAGCCGCCAGCAAGATAGCAACCTGAAGGCTTGGGTGGCCGATATCAACCAGGCGATTGGAGAGACAAACACGCAGGTTATTCACTTCAAGGACCTTTCGGCCGAACACAGGCTCGCGACCGCAGCACATTTGTCCGAACTCCCGGTGCGCCTTTTCGTTGTTGCATCAAATAAGAAAAACATGCGGCGCCATCGGAACGAGCGAGCTGAACAGGTCATGTCTAGACAGTGGTTCTACAATTGGCTTGTTCGAATTTTGATTGAGCGTGTTACCGATTGGTGCCTCCGCAGGGTTAAGCGGCAAAATCTCCCGAGGAGGCACGTAAAGTTTGTATTCTCGCAGTCTGGCGGTCATTCGTATAGCCAGACAGCCGCGTATCACGCCCTCTTGATGCGCCAGGCTCGAGGGGGGACGCCGGTTCTCGCCAAATGGGTGCCAAAGTGGGAGGTGATGAGCCACAATCTTGTTGAGGCCTACCCTCATTATCAAAGAGCCGGGCTGCAACTTGCTGACGTGGTGGCGAGTTCATTTTACCAAGCGGTCGATAACCTCGACACCGGCCCATGCAATGGAGCATATGCGCGCGCTTTGATGCCCAGAATGGCCGCCACGGTGGAAGGCGCTTTCGTTGACTACGGTGTAGTCCTGCAGCCTACGCCAGCATGGTCAGCAGACCTGTCAGAAGATCAGAAGGAAATCTTCCGCTTTTACGGCTACGATTTTACAGTCCCTTGGTGGGCAAAATAAAAAGTGGCAGGCCCCGGCTCCTGTTTCGTCCGAGACTGGTAGGCAGCATCATCTTTGCTGCCATGTCTCGAATAAGACGCTGTCGCGTCGAGAGTGATCGGCGTTCCTGCCAAGAACAAAATAGGAATGTTTTCGTTAAGATCAAATGAACTTTCGTTACAATGACGCAAGGTTCAAGCTGCGAAGCTACGACGGCCATCCAGGTCGAAGGCCCGGCAAGCGTTCGCAATATCCCGCAGCAGCCAGCGTGACGGTGGCTCGCACATGTAGCTCTTCCCGTCATCGCCAACGAAATTCATGATCGGCAGGACACAGAAAGCCTCGTCGTCTCCGACAGGTGCGAACGGCCCCACTTTGAAGTCGTAGCCGGGGAATCGGTGAGACAGATAATTCTCTAACCGATCCTTGGCAGCCGCTACGGCCGAACGTCTGTCGAACGGCGGCACGATGATAAAGCTCAAGACTTCCTTGCTCATTCGATCCTCCCACCGCTAATGGCAAACAGCTTCCCGATCGTGCTTTCGCAATGTGCGCAGAGAAACGGGACGTTATCGAGATATCCCTCGTGCGCCAGTTCCAACATGTCGCTCGGAACATAGACGTCTGGCGGCACATCCAAAACCTTTGAGCTCTCCCGAAGACAGCTCTCGCACCGAATGTGCAGCCGCAACGGCGACTGTGATTTCATGACCGCTAAACCCATGATGTTCTCTTTTTGTTCTCATGAAAGCAGAACCTGAACCGAGAGTCGAATCGATTCTCGCTCGCAACCTCGGAAAATATTTGTGCGATTATAGCACTATTTCCTCTTGCGCTGTTTGTGCGATTATCGCATAGTGCCTCCATCAACGAAACGCCGCGGCGACGAGGATGGATATGCAGCACATTCGCAACATCGAGACCGAGCAAAGCAAGCGGGACGCCCGCTGGAACTCGGCCCGCACCCTCGCCGACTGCAACGCATACATGGCGATCGAAGCGCAGCGCTGCGGCGCCCTCGGGTTCGAGAACATGCGCGCCGCGAAGAACACGCTCAAAGGCCCGTCCTTCATGCGCGGCTACCGGCACATCGTCGAAGGCCACTACCGCTATGCCCGCGAGATCATGGGCGTCACCGAGAAGGATCAGTTCTATGCGTAACCTCTTCGAGATCCGTCGGCTTCAGCAATATGCGGCCGAGGAATATGCCGACGGCCGAGATCGCCGGGACGGCCCGCACGCCCGCTACATCCAAGACTACGTCGAGTTCAGCTTCAGTTACGGCGCGAAGCTTGCTGCCCAGGCTCGGGCGGCCATGAACATCACCGACACCGACCAGCTTTACGCGTGAGGGGAAGCGGACCAGTGACCGACCTCTCTGCCCGCATCGCCGACTTGCAGCAGCGCGAAGCCGAAGAGCGCACCGAGCGCGCCCGGCTCATCCGCGCCGTCAACAAGGCCATCACCCTCATCCTCACCGTGGCCGCCGTCGGCGTCCTAACCGTCATCTCTATCGCGCCGACTGAGCGGAAGCTCGCGACCGACGCCCGTATCAACCAGGAGCAGATCACATGGCAGAAGTGAACGTTTGGGCGTGGTGGCAGAATGCCCTTGAGGGGAAATTCGGCCCGATCCACGACGGCGACCCGCAGCAGGGCTATTACCGCACGCGCTTCAAGGATAAGCCGTGGGAGCCGGTCGCCATCTGGTTTGAAGATGGCAAGTGGTATGCCATGCGCGGTGAGCGTCAGGTCGATGCTTCCGAGATCTGGACATGGTGCTGCCGCAACCCCGTTACCTACGAAGCCTACACGAAGGCTATCGAAGGCGCTGGATGGGATGATGATGCGCCGGTCCTCGACCTGCCGCCCAAGACGCATAACCAGTCCGCCGATCCGTTCGAGGCTCTCACCGAGGAATTTGCCGGCGAGAAGGAACAGGCCGAAGCCTTCCTGAAGACCAAGATCACGACGCAGCAGCAGGCCGACAAGGCGGCCGTCTGGTCGAAGCGCATCGCAGCGATCGCCAAGAAGGCCACGGACCTGCACAAGGTCGAGAAACAGCCGTCGCTCGACGAAGGCCGGCGGATCGATGACAAATGGCGAGAGCTCAAGGAAGGTCCGGCCGATCTGAGCAAGAAGCTCAAGCGCCACATGGACGAGTTCCTGCTCGAGCAGCAGCGCATTGAGAACGAGCGCCGCCGCAAAGCGCAGGAGGAGGCCGACCGCGTGCGCCGGGAAGCCGAAGCGGCCGCCCGCGCAGCTGCCGACGCGGATAGTGCGGACGCGAAAGCCGAAGCCGACCGTCTCGCCAAAGCCGCGGCAGATGCCGAGCGCGAGGCGCAGGCAAAGAACGCGGCGGCTGGCCGGACCGGCGCCAAGGTTTCCCTTCGCACCTTCGTATCGGCCCGCGTCACCGACTATCAGGCCGCCGCGACCGCGCTCGTCCTGATGAAGCACGCCGATCTCCTGGAGGTGATCGACCAGCTCGCCAACCGCGCAATCAAGGCAGGCCAGTCCCTGCCGGGTGTTGAACGCATCGAAGAACAGAGGGCAGCGTAATGACCGAAGCAACTCCACTCCTCGTCGCTGCCGTCAAATTCAAGTGGCAAAAGGACGAGAAGACTTACGACTATTTCGTTCCTGCCGAACTGACGGTCAACGTCGGCGACAAGGTCATCGTCGAGACGGCGCGCGGCGAGACCACTGTCGAAGTCATGGCCATCAAGGCCGAATCCGAAATAGCGCAGAAGAAGATCGTCCGCGTCGTCGAACCGGAAACGGAAGGGGAAAAGGCATGAACAGCCACGTTCCCACTCTCTCAGGCGGCGGCAATGTCCTCGCCATCGTGCCTCAGACCTTCGAAGAAACCATGCGCATCGGGCGCGCTGTCGTAGCCTCGGGCCTCGCCCCCACCGCGCTGATCGGCAAACTTGAGGGCGATGATGCAGCGGCGGCCGTCGCTGTTGCCATCATGTCCGGCGCCGAGCTCGGCCTCAAGCCGATGGTCAGCCTTCGCAGCTTCACCGTAATCAACGGTCGCCCTGCCCTCTACGGCGACGGGCTCATCAATGTCGTGCGCATGTCCGGCAAGGTCGCCTATCTCCGCACCGGCTGCGAAGAGCGTGGCGGCAAGATGATCGGCTACTGCGAGGCCAAGCGCCTCGACACCGGCGAAGAGAAGCGCGTCGAGTTCTCCCAGTCCGACGCCGAGCGGGCTGGCCTGTGGCAGACGAAGGCCACCGTCATCAAGTGGAACAAGTGGGACAAAAAAACGAGGAAAAGCCGAACGATAGCCCATGGTATCGCTTCCCGCAGCGCATGCTTGCCTGGCGCGCTGCCGGCTACTGCCTGCGTGAGCTGTTCGGCGACGTGCTCGGCGGCATCCGCGACGAATTCGAGACGCGCGAGATCGCCGAGGCCGAGGAGATGCGCGACATCACCCCGCCGGCGTCGGTCAAGAGCAAGCCCACGCCGCCGAAGCCTCCCAAGCCGCCGGCTCCGCCGTCCGCCAAGACGATCGACGCCGACCCTGTGACTGAACAGCCTGCCGGCGGGAGCGAGTTCGTCCTCGGCGACTTCCTCGACGAGATCGAGACGGTGATTGCTGGCGCAAAGGACGAGGCTGACGTCGAGGAGATCTGGACTGACTTCGACGCGCCGGCCGTGCTCGAAACCGAAGGTCATGCCGACATGATCGATGCGGCCTTCGCCATCAAGACGCGCCGGCTTGCGCAGCTGTCCAGCTTGAACGGAGGCTGACGTGTCCACGAACAACCGCATCGTCGACACCGACCAGGCCCGGGAGATGCTGGTGAAATACATCATGGGCAAGACGATGCCCTTCACCTGCAGCATCACCGACGGCAAGCACCGGACCAGCGATCAGAACAAGCTTCAGCGCCTGTGGGTGATGGAGATCTCGGCGCAGCTCGGCGACCAGTCACCGGAAGAGGTTCGCGGATACTGCAAGCTGCATTTCGGCGTGCCGATCCTTCGGAACGAGAACGACGTGTTCAAAGCCGAATATGACGCCGTGATCATGCCGCTGCCCTACGAGCACAAGCTCAAGCTGATGATGGTGCCGTTTGACTTCGGTGTTACCCGGATCATGACGACGCGCCAGAAGACGACCTATCTCGACACGGTCCACCGGCACTTCTCCGAGCAGGGCCTGATCCTCACCAACCCAGAAGATTTGAAGCGGAGAGCGGCATAATGGCCGAGAATTCTGCAATATCTTGGACACGACACACGTGGAATCCCTGGATGGGCTGCACCAAGATCAGCCCGGCATGCGACGGCTGCTACGCTGAAGCGATGATGGACAAGCGCTATCATAAGGTCCAATGGGGCAATGCTCCGCGCGTTCGCACCGGCGCTCACACATGGAATGATCCGTTCCGCTGGCAGCGCCAGGCGGAGAAGGATGGCGATCGCCCGTTCGTTTTCTGCGCCTCGCTTGCCGACATCTTCGACAACCAGGTTGATCCGCAATGGCGCGCCGATGCCTTCGATGTCATGCGCAAGACCCCACGCCTCGTCTATCTGCTGCTGACCAAGCGGCCGCAGAACATCGTCAAGCTGGCCGAGGCCGCCGGCGGCCTGCCGAGCAATGCGGCGATCGGCACGACGATCGAGGATCAGAAGCGCGCGCGGATCAATGTTCCCGCCCTGCTAGAAGCCAAGGCCGATCTCGCACCTCTGTTCGCGTTCGTCTCTTGTGAGCCTCTGCTCGGCCCGATCAATATTCCGGAATACATGCCCAATCCGCTCTGGAACGATCTGCCGTCATGGAAGTCGGCTGAGATTGACTGGGTGATCACTGGCGGCGAGACTGACCAAGGCGACCACAAGGCGCGGCCAACGCACCCAGCTTGGTTCCGCAGCTTGCGAGATCAGTGCGCCGCCGCCGGTGTGCCCTTCCATCACAAGCAAAATGGCGAGTGGTTGCCCCTACAGGCGAACGACGGCGAATGGCCTACCGATCTGCCGGGGTTCTGCCGCCTGACGCCCGACGGAGACCGTGCCGATGGCGGCTGGCCGATGCAAAAGGTTGGCAAGAAGTTCGCCGGCCGGGAACTCGACGGCGTGACCCATGACGCTTTCCCCGAGGTGGCAGCATGAGCAACGCGCTCTACGGCAAATGCCCTTCCTGCTCGCAGGTCTTCCTCGTCGCCAAGCTGCCGATGCAGCTTGCCAAGGCGGCGACGCTTATGAAGCGGGCCGCATGCCCAGCGTGCGGGGAAACAAAGGGCATCACGCTTCCGACAGCCGACGAGGTACGGACTTTCGAAACGGCAGGTGCAGCATAATGGTCGCCTTCAACTTCGCAGCCGAGTTCGCGGGCCCGGTCGAACGCCGGGAAAAGCGGCAGACGATCCGACGGACGCGCCGCGCCAAAGTCGGTGACAGCATCCAGCTTTACACCGGCCAGCGCACACCTGAGTGCCGCAAGCTGACGGAAGAAGATCCGGTCTGCACCCGCGTCACGTATGTCGCCATCCGCGAAAGCGGCATCACCTTGGGGAACGTCGACGGCTTGCCGCGGAACCGTGACGAGTTCGCCCGCCTTGATGGCTTCGAGGATTACGCGGCGATGCTCCGCTGGTTTCAGGAGCGCTACGGCGCAGCGGAGTTCGTCGGATATCTCCATCAAGGGGAGTGGCAAGAATGAGAAATGCCGCCGAATATCTCCGCGCCAAGCCCCACGCCCGCGCCAGCACCCTCGCCTCTCGGGAAAAGATCGCCGCCACGGTCGAGCAGCTCAACCGCGAGCTCGCAGCGACGAAGGCGGCCGAGCCGCCGGCGCGCAAGTCGATCATCGATCGGTTCATGCCGTGGTTCAGGAGACGCGCATGAGCCGATCGGTACCGGAATGGATCGGGAAAACCGATGATGACGCCATCCCGCCGCGCGTGCGGCTGCGCGTGTTCGAACGCTTCGGCGGCATCTGCCAGCTCTCCGGCCGAAAGATCATGGCCGGAGACGAGTGGGACCTTGACCACATCAAGGCCATCTGGCGTGGCGGCGAGCACCGGGAGACGAACCTCCATCCTGTTTTGAGGGCTCCTCACCGTGTCAAATCATCCGAGGAGCAGTCCGAGCAGGCGAAGTGCGACCGGATCCGGAAGAAGCATCTCGGCATCTGGCCACAATCGAAAGCGCGCCTCAAAGGCCGCGGCTTCGCCAAGACGAGGGACACTTGACGATGCCTGACCATCTTCTCCTGCCCGCCGAGGCGGCCGAGCAGCTCAGAATATCGGAGCGTCAACTGCGGGACTTGACCGATGACGGTCTTCTGCGGTGGATTAATGTCGGGCGCGGCTCCAAGCGGGCGACCCGGCGATACACCCAGGCAGACATTGACGAATTCAAGGAACGACAGGCAAAGACATCATGTCCGTCTACAAGCGCCCCGGCAAGGAAACCTACTCCTACGATTTTGTCGTCAGGGGCCGTCGATTTTCTGGCGATACTGGCGAAACGAAAAAGCGAGAAGCAAAAGCCTTCGAAGAGCGGGAAAGAGCAGCAGCCAAGGCCATAATGGCAGCCGAGGCATCGCTCGAGGCCGATACGATGACCTTCGAGATCGCCGCTCTTCGCTGGTATCACGAGGTCGGCCAGCACCATAAGAATTTCGAGACAACGTTGAAGGTGCTCGACTGGCTGAAGCGCCACGTTGGCGCCGCAACGGATCTGCGCAACATCAATGACGCCTTCGTGGCAAGCCTCGTGGCCCGCCGGCGCGGCGAGCGAGTTCGCCGGAAGCATAAGGATGGCAAAATCCACGAAGGCAAGCTCGTCAGCCCGGCGACGGTCAATCGCACCTGCACCCAGCCGCTGCGCGAGATCATGCTGCGAGCCAAGAACATCTGGAAGGTTCAGGTCGGTGAAGTGAAGTTTGGCGATCATCTTCTGCGCGAGCCGCAGGAGCGAGTTCGCGAAGCGTCCCTCGACGAGGAAGACGCCATCATGGAAGAACTCGGCCGCGGCTATGAGGCGGCGGTGCGGTTCGCCTTCCTCAATGGTTGCCGCCGAATGGAGATCATCGGCCTCGAATGGCCGCATGTGGACTTCTTTTCGCGCCGCTTTACCGTCACCGGCAAGGGCGGTAAGTCCCGAACCATCCCGATGTCGGAGGAAACCTTCCAGATCCTCTGGGCGCAACGCAACAACCACCCTGTCAAGGTTTTCACCTTCATCGCATGGCGCACCAGGAAGAGCCTAAAGCAGGTGCGCGGCCGCCGATACCCGATCACCGAGGCCGGCTTGAAGAGCGCCATGCGCCGAGCCGTTCCGGCCGCCGGCGTGCAGAACTTCCGTTTCCACGATACCCGCCACACCGCGGCAACTCGAGTGCTGCGAAAGTCGAATTTGCGTGTCGCCCAGCGCCTCCTCGGCCATGCCGACGTAGCGACGACGGCCAAGTATGCGCACGCCCTCGATGACGATCTGCGCCAGGCGCTGGAGGCGACATCAAGTCCCACCAGAAGTCCCACGCAGGTAGACGCGGATCAAGCTAACCATTTGGAAAGGAAGAGAAACCGGGACTAA